CCGGCGGGGGGCCCGTTAAAATATAAAAGAAAAACGCGTGAGCTTTTCTTGCTTGCAAAGCCAGTTTGTTCCGTCGACCTTTAAGCAAACTACCGGCGAAATGTTGCCAGTCAATTCTTTTGCCAGCTTTACGGCTTGCGTGTAGTTTACTGGTTCGCTGTCTATCATTCCCGACTTGATTGATGCTTTCATCTTCCAGCCCTCCGTTTGGTTGTTTGTGTGTCCTTGTTTCATGGTTGTAAAGGTACGCCATAACATTTTATCCGTCAACATTTTTTTATATTTATTTTCATATATTATTCAGGCAGTAAAAAGCCCGCCGGGAAGGGCGGGCGGCAGGATTAAGCAGTAGGGAGCGGGTACAGGGTGAAGAAGCCGTCGCCTGTTTGGAATGTACCGGCTGCGGGATCATAATAGCGGATATGTTTGATGTATATCCGCTCCCCGTTGAAGGTGAAATAAGATGATTGGGTAAAATCTACTACGTCCCATGATTCGCGGTGTTTGGTAGGCTTTGCAACGATCAGGCCGTCAGCTATAAAGTCGCAATCGGTTTCCGTTACAGTGTGATATTTCTGCCGGAGCTGGTGATATATCTCTTCTTCATCTTCAATAGAACGCCCGCGCAAGATGCGCTTGCACTGGAAGGAATGCCCTTTTAGATACGTTTTTTTCGAGGGAAACATAGGGAGCCTTTCGGTTAGTTGAAAGTATTAAATCTTAAAACGCGGAGTTTGACAAGTGCAAAAACGGGGTAAATAAAGTTTATGCCTTTTGCTATAAACTTTACGGTTTTTAGATAAATTTTATGGCATGTTTTTCTTGTATTTATTCCTTGTAAAGATTAGCAAGTGTTTAATAACAGAATTTATAAGGGGTTTTTAACAGAATAAAGGCATAAATTATATTTTTGGTGTTCTAACCGGAGGGTCTAAGCTGATTAATTATCATTACTAATAAAAAACCACTTAAGGCTGTCTGGGTTTCGCCGTGCAAAATAATTTAAGTGTGTATGGCGGGGTTTTTTAGCCTTAAATTCTGTTTTTGGCGAGTCGCTAAGTTAGGGGCCTTAAAAAAATTAAGATGATGATTTTTAAGAGGTGTTTTCAGATTTTTCTGTTTTTCAGGGTTCAGGGGCTCAGGGGTTCAGGGGCTCAGGGGTTCAGGGGTTCAGGGGTTCAGGGGTTCAGGGGTTCAGGGGTTCAGGGGATTAATCTCCTCCCCCTCCCCGCCCTCTGCCCTTCCCGGCTCAATGCCTGTCCACGTTCCTTATATGCGAAATACCGCAACAGACCGCAAGGAACCGCAACAGACCGCAAGGAACCGCAACAGACCGCAAGGAACCGTAACAGACCGCAAGGAACCGTAACAGACCGCAAGGGCCGCGAAGCCGCCCACAATGCAACGGATGATCCTGCAAGCGGGCAACGGGGCAAGGGATTACCTATCCGCCGCCATCCCTACCCTTATAGGATAGGGGGTCAGCGGCGCAAGTGTGCATGTACCTTGTAAGGGATCTGCCTACCTGCCACGGCACGCGGCACCCGGCACGCGGCACCCGGCACCCGGCACGCGGCACGCGGCACCCGGCACGCGGCACCCGGCACGCCGGACGAGGCCGGAGGGTCGCCCCAAGGGGTACATCAATGGATAGCGGAGTGGGTGGCGGATTGTTCCTCCCCCTCCCCCCAGAAAATTTTAAACTCTACCTCTTACAAAGATTACGTTCTCAAAATACCCACTCTTTTTCATATTCCATTAAAGCAAACCAACACACCCAATGCCCCCCTCTTATTTCAAACTCCAAAGGATTCTGGGAAAATTTAAACGTTGAAACTTGACGGCTCAATTCTCAAAAGAGTATCCCTTACATATGAAATTTAACGATGTACTCAACGAGCAGGGTATTTGGGCGATTATAAAAAGCGAATTAGAACTCGATGGCAAGATAGCCATGGAACTGACTCGCCGGATAACTAAACAATTACGGCTGTCTTGTGAGACTGCCTTGAAGATGGATCGCATCGAACTGCGCGAGGAACTCGAAGCCGAGGTCAAGAAAAAGTACGAGGCACGAGAAGCTGTCCTGAAAAAGCGCGAAGAGGCTGGAGGTGGTCTTACCCGAGAGGAACTCATCCGCTGTCTGGCCGACGCGGTAAACTCCACCGACAAAGATGGCAACCATGTAACCAACGTACAGGCGGCAAAACTGCTGACGGAGCTGGAAGGCTTCTCGGCAGCGACTCAGGACATCACGGTCAACATCATCAACTACGCCGACGCGCCGGACTTTTATAAAACGGTACTGCCGGAATGAATATCACTTACCCCATCCTCCCGCCCCGTCCCTATCAAATCCCGATACACAGGGCTTTGGACAGGGGCATCCGCAGGATTACCTATTCGTGGCCGCGGCGACACGGTAAAGACGTGACGATGCTCGACATCTTCATCAAGGAAGCGCAGAAGAGGGCGGGGAACTACTGGTACCTATTCCCGACACGGGCGTGGGCAGAGCGGGCAATATGGGACAACACACAGTCGATCACGGTCAACGGCGTGGAGAAAACTGGCAAGCTCATTGACATCTGCCTCGGGGGATTACCGGCAGAGAAAAGCGAAAAGAACCTGTCCGTGCGATTCCCGAACGGGAGCCTGATACGGTTTTCCGGTACGGACGATTTATCCTTCGTCGGGCAGGGCGGGTACGGGTATGGCATCAGCGAGGACTCCATCCACCGGCCAGACGTGACCAGTTACATCTCCCCAATACTAGAAGAAGCCAACGCGTGGCTCATTCGCCAAGGAACCCTGCGCGGGAAGCAGAACCACCTGTACAAAGCGATTTGCTCGGGATTTAAAAGCGAGGCGGTCTTTACGCAGTGGCTTACCCCGGAAATCACGAAGGCGTACTGCTGGGTAGGAGGCAAGGTCAGCGTAAACCCCGAGCTGCTCGGCAAGATCAACCCGCAGACCGGACGGGTTTACCTCAACGTGCAGGATCTTGTGGATATCGGGGAAATTTCCTATTCGCTGGCGTATCGAGAATACCTGAACCGGGCGACCAACAACACCGACGAGGGGTACTACTCCAACGAATACGAAATCGCCAAGAACGAAGGGCGCATCGGTAGAGGGGCGCACGACCCTGCGCTGCCGGTCTACACGTTCTGGGACTTGGGGAAGGGCACAGCGGCGAATTGCACCGACGCAATGGCAATGTGGCTCGTGCAGTTTCCACTCAATGACCTGCCGAACCCGAAGAAGATACGGCTCATCGGCTTCGAAGAAACACGCGGCGGGGTTTGGGAAGATCACGCCACCCTACTGCGGAGCAAAGGCTACGAGTACGGCGGGCACTTCATGCCGTGGGACATCAACAAGGGCGCGGCGGGGGTCAGCGGCAGTAATTTGCAGTGGGCGAAAGAGGCGGGTATCGAGTTTACTCCTGTCCAGCGGCGGGGGCAGGGCATCATGTCGGCTATCGAGCTTTGCCGCAGGGCGTGGGCGAAGGTGGAGTTCTGCCCCGGCACGGCGACCGACGGCGCGGAGCGGCTCAGTGAGTACCACGAGAAAAAAGACCGCGAGGGTGTTTTTATGGGGGTACCCGACCACGATAACAATTCTAATTGCGCAGACGGTTTTAGAACTTTAGTGGAAGCACTTGACAAAAAAATTGTGAGGTATAATCCTCCCAATGATGCAACGCAAGGCGATAAAGAACCGGTCGTGCTTTCGATGAGCAGGGCGGGCGGATACACGCCAGTGGAGACGAAGCCAATGCTGTGTGCAAAAGGCGAGGGAGTAACTCAGAAAACTTTGGCCGACATCCGGCGCATCAGGGAGCAGAAAAAACAATCAGCATGGAGGAGATAGTTATGATCTCAGATATTTGTAAATGTGGATCATGTTTTGTAGTAGATTGCGGATATCCCTTAGGAGATAACGACGAACACAAAGCCCACGAACGATGGCTAGAGGCGCATAAAAAATGCAGGGAACCAGATGGAAAGGAAAACAACCATGAGCAGACCAGACACACCGATCTTAAACCGCCTCGCACAGGTCAACGACGGACGATCCGCTGTAACCGGCGAGGCTTCCGGTCGAGGATACCTCGGCAGTCTGCGGGCAGAGCACCCTGTAGTGTTCCGCAAGCCGACTCACCAGACCCTTCCCCGCCAGCCGGAGAAAGACACGAAGGAGTGCTACGCCTTCAAGACCGGCGCGGCGAGTCACCGGCTGATTCTTAAAAGTGAAGTTGACGGAAAATAAGTTTGACACTTTCTCGTTTTTGACACACGTTTCCAGAAAACGGAGAACCTCTTCATGGCGGAGAATAAAATAAGCGCGGCGGACAAGGAACTGTCGGAGAGCATCCGCATTCAGTTCGACGAGAGCTACTCCGCCGCTCTTCCCCATTTAAAACGCCTCGAGAAAATGCAGGCCGCTTACGAGTGTCAGACCCCCGAGACGTGGGAAACCTTCTCTCAAATCTTCCTCCCCCATTTCCGTACCGCAGTCGAACAGGCATTGCCGGATGCGTTCAATTACCTTCTCCCGAAAAGCGGAATGCTGGAGATCGTACCGAACGGGCCGATGACCTTCGCTCAGACCTCAGCGGTACGGGATTATTACGAACAGTTGGTCATGCGGAAGATCGGGCTGAAGAAGCACGGCCTGCTGACGCTCAAGGACTGCATGAAGCTGAACATCGGCTACGGCGAAGTGACGACGCAGATCATCACTCCGATGGACGCTACAGCAAACACCATTTTCGGAGGAGGCGAGGCCCGCAACATCCGGCGCATGGACATGGGGACACCCCGCGAAGTCATTCAGTACAAGTACGTCGATTGGCGCACGGTCATCCCGACACCTGACGGAGGGACTCCCGATGACGTGAGCGGTATTTTCCGGCTGAAAGGAATACGCGAGGACGTGTTCCTCGACATGTACCGCGCCGACGCACTGCTCGACGAGCCGATGCTCAAAGGCGATCCCAACGCGATTATACAGTCGGTTCGGGACGGTCGGACATCCCTTTCTCATTTCCCGCTGGAGTGGGTCATGGGTCAATTTGGAACGACGGATAACGTCATCAAGTCGATGCGGAAACTCAACGACATCAACCGGCGCATGAGACTGTCTGCCCGATCTCCGGTTAAGATTCCGGTACTGATGTGTGAATTTAACAGGGAGCATGTGTGGCTTGTTCCAGACGGAACAGTCATCTATCACATCAAGGACAAAATCCAGACGTTCAGAAAATCCATCGTAAAGGCCACAGCCTGCCCGGACGGTGAAAGCTGGTTCCCTGTTGGCGATGCGGGTTCTTCGCTCGATGCGACTGAGGGTTCCAATATTCTTCAGAACGCGATTGTTGATTTGCTCTCGTACAAACTTCACCCGGCCACTGTAGTGAATCGATCCTTGATTACGGACAAAAACGCGGTTATCGAGCCCTACGCTCAGTTGGATGCCTACGGAAAAGCCGGAGATGCGGCGGCGGTTATACAAGGCCCGCAGATCGACCAGAGCATGTTCAATATCGGCGCACAGTTCGAACAGCAGATTGCGCTGGCGAACGGACAACCCATGAATTTGCAAGGCTCCGGTACCGCAGGCGTGATGCGCGGCGGCGGCGGTGCGTTCGAGTCTTTCCTCCAGACCACACAGGCGCGCTCGAAGCTGGCCGGTGCAGTAATTCAAACGGGTTGGTTGGAAGAAGTTGTAAACAACGTCATCATCCTCTCCCAGATCATTGGGCAGGACGACAAATATATTTACAAAGACGGATTGAGCGGGAAGTACGTTGAAAAAACCATAACGGCTCAGGACATCATGCACAGTTTCCAAGCGGTTGTGGACTTGGATGATAAGTTTCACTCATCGCCGTCCGAACGGGCAATGGACATTTCGCTTTACATGCAGGTCTACAAAGACAATCCCAAGGTTGACCAAGACGCAGCGCTCGAAGAAGTGACCGGCAACCGTGAAAAGTGGAAGAAACTCAAAGCCACGCCTGAACTCGAAGCGGCGCAACTTAAAGCTCTTCAGGAACGGATGGCGGCGGCGGAAGCCGCTAAAGCACAGGCCGCGCAGGGGGCGCAGGGCGGCGGGCAGAACCCCGGTATGCAACAGATGCAGGGCGCGGGTAGTCAGAGGGCGGTGTCAGTATGAGCGACTTCTCCAAAGATCAAGCCCAGTTAGAAGCACTCGCCAAGAAGCGCAGATACTTCAAATCTGCCGCTGACTTTCTCGCGTCAAACGCGACCAGAGAATTTGCAGAGGGACTGATCGCCCGCATTACGGCGACACGGGACGGGCAAATCGCAACCTATGATTCCGCGAATCCCGAAGACTCTTTAACAATCGCCCGCTGTCAGGCGAAACGATCCGTCTGTAACGAAATCTTAGCGGACTTCAATCCAGACCTGTGCAGAAATGCCATCGAATCGCTTGACAACGAAATTAAAAAAATCCACAACACAATAGAAGCGAAGAAACAAAAAGCCGATCAGGTTGTCGGCGGCTTCAATTCTTTGTGAGAAACCGAGGAATAAAACCATGACACTCGAAGAAAGACTGACCGCCGCCGGAGTAAAAACGCTCGAAGAACTCGAAGCGAAGATCAAGGCTGATGCCGCCGCTGAAGTACGCGCCGTTGCAACCGCCGAGGAAGCCAAACTGCGTAAGCAGATTACTGACTTGGAAACCATCAAAGCCTCGCAAGGCGGCGAGATCGGGGAGCTTCGTAAAAACAAAGAAGCCCTCGCAGAAGCCCAGCGCAAGCTGGAAGAATTTGAATCGAAGAAGACGAAAGATGCGGCAACCCCTCCCCCGGTCGTTAAGACCGAGGCAGAGTGGAAGCAGGAAAATGAAAAGAAGCTACTGGCTATGTCCGACGAGGATTTGGCGAAATTGAATAAGACCATCGTAGAAAACGATGCTCTCAAAGCGATTTCGGCTACCGAGGAAGGCAAGGCAGGGTTGATTGACCGGATTCTTGGTTCCAGCAAAGAGGCAGCGTCTCAGGAAATATTTCGTCGCCCGACACATGAGAAGAAACTGACGGTATCGGAGCAGATTGACTTGGCTTTAAATAAAAAGCAGTCAGGCACTCCGGCCAACCGCCGACCTCTTGGGATACCGGCTTCGAAACCGAACCCGAACCCAAACCAATCTGGTGAACCAGTCTCCGGTGCGTCTTTCGCGCAACGGATGGCAGGCATACAGACCCAATAAGGAGAAAATCTCATGGCTATTATCAATGCAAATTTTACGACCCAATCGAGCGGCATTGCCGTGCCGTCCCCGACCGTAGTCGGCAACGACCTGCTCCGCGTGAATGATGTCAACCCGGACTTCAACATGCTCAACTCCGAAGACTCGGTGCTTTACCGCATCTTGGCTTTGCTGGCGCGTGAAGCTGACGCAACTCAGCCGCAGTTCTGGTACTTTGAAGACGACCTGAACGCTGTCACCACCACGGTGAACGGTGCTGAAGCCAACGTCGCCGAAGCCACTGTCGTCATGGACGATGCCCTGCTTGCAGTAGGTCAGGTTGTTCATAACGTCCGCACCGGCGAAAACATGCTGTGTATCGCTGTCAATACCGCCCCGAGCTATGAGTTCGAACGCGGATACCAAGGCACGACCGCTGCGGCGATTCTCGACGAAGACCTGATCGCCATCCTCCCGGCTGTGCTGGAAGACGGCGGCGCACCGAAGGACTGGATTGGCAATCTGCCGACCAAGAAAGACCAGTTCGTTTCCTTCGTCTCGCAGTCCATCAAGTCCACGGACTTGCAGGAAGCAACCCAGATGCTCAACGGAGCCGGTCAGCTTTCCGCGCAGTACGCCAAATGCACGACTGACCTGATGCGGAAGATGAACCTGCTGGTTCGTCATTCGAAGAAGTCTCTCGATGCCGGTTTCGCCGCTGGTGTAACCACCAACGCCGCGTACCACACGGACGGGCTGGAACAGCTCATCACCACGAACACTGAGCTTCCTATCACCGGTCTGGACTGGGCAAGTTTGAATACGGCCTTCAATGCCGCGTTCGTTCCCACCTCGTCCTCGATGGAAAAGATGCTGGTCCTCTCGCAGTACGCGTACTCGAAGATCAACAACCTCGTCTGGGGTCATTTCGTCGAAGGCGGAACTCCGTCCTTCCAGAAGACGTTCGGTGCTCTGATGAGTTCCATTCAGCTCGACGGCGGCGGCATCATCCACTTGGTGGCCGACAAGCATTCCTTCTACCCGAACAACCTCGGGAAGCAGGGCTACCTGCTCGACATGGCGAACGTCGGCATGAAGAAGATGGCTAACTTCGATCTCTCGTGGCGCGAAGTCCCGAAAGACGAGTACCGCGTCGAGAAGCATGAACTGAGCGATTCTATCGCCCTCATGCTGAAACATGCGAGCCTCCATCGTACCATCACGTTTGCGTAAGCGAACAAAAACCCCCGGTTGGTAGCCGGGGGCGTTTTTAAAAATAACAGGAGAATCCTATGAAAAAGTTTATCACAATCGCTATCATGGCTCTGGCAGTGTGCGGAGTTTCCTTCGGGCAATCGTTCGTTGAGGGGGATGTCGTAAAGACCATCAACCTGACGGTTACTGGCGGAACCAACCTCACGGCGGACGCTGTGGTGACGGTACCTGCTGGGGAACGCTGGTCGTTGCTTGGCGTGTACCAAGGATACCCGGCTGGTCAGACCAACACTGTGGTTGTTAAGCGAATCCTTAACGGATTGGCTGCCTCAACTGCCGTAACGGTTGATACATTAGCCGCCGCTACCGGTTCGACCATCGAATCCATTGGGGAAGGCGACAAGACTGCCGACATTGACTCTATCATCTGTACCGAAGGTGATGTGGTATGGCTCGATGGTTCTGGTCAGGCTTCCGGAAACAACACGACCTACAAACTGTTCGTCAAGAGAACCAAGCAATAGTCTTGTCTTTTGACCGGTCAGCTAGGGTTTGTCTCGCCCTAGCTGACCACCTTCTCAGAGACTAAAAAGGAGATAACATGGCTGAGTACACAGAGTTGCAGTTGAAGGCAAAAGAAGAAGGCATCAAATCATGGCACGTCAAATCCGATGAAGTGCTGGCCGATGAACTGGCCGCGAAATGGGCAACGCCCGTTCCCGAAGATGAGAACAACGAGGTCGTAGTCTCGGAAACCGTCAAGGAAGCCCCGAAGTTTATCGCACCGGCTCCCGCCGCCGCAAAACCGCCGCCGCCCGCCGCCGCCCCCGAAGGAAAAGTCACCTTCTACTGGAAGGACAAACGTAACGTCGAATTTACAATCGAAACGCGCAAAGCCACTCCGACATCGTTGCGTCAGGCCGAATCATTCGCCAGCAAGAACAGCGTTATCGTTCTCGACCCAACTAACCCGATTGAGAAACAGGCCATTGAAAAACTTCGCAAAGATGCGAAATTTAAACTCGACTTCGATGAGGTTGATAACCGCCGCAACACTCCCGGCCAAAAGGGAGCCAAACTCGACGAGCTGATGGAACTGGACACGAGCGTCCTCATCCAGATGGTCGGAGGGTCGATAGCCGACAGCCGTAAAACTCGCGGCGAGCTGATTCAGCAGATCATGGGCAATTAACCCGAAGGACATGGCATGACATCGTTAAAAGAGCTTCGTTATCTTCTGAGAGATTGGATTGAGGACGACTCGATTGACGATGTTTTTGCCAACTTCATTAACGAGGCTATCAAAGAGTGCGAGACGATTGTCGATTTCTCGGAACTCTACGCTGAGTTGGCCGTAACGGTACCGGATACGGGCATATTCACTGAGCCTGCCCGTTGCCGCGAGATCCTCGAAGTGATTCCCGTTACGAGCACGGGATTCCCCGCTTACCGCTTTATTCCCCGCCAGCGGGTAATTTCCCAGAGCGAGTCTGTACTTATGGAATACACGATGTGTCCATACTCTGGCTTCGAGGAAGAAGAAGCCAGCTACACGGTATCCGTGACTCAGGGAAGTAAGACCATCACCAAGGTCGGCTCCACGTTCTTCGCCGCCGCTGACATAGGCAAGCGGTTGATGCTCGACGACAGCTCCGAGCTATACGAAATCACAGCCGTGGGAGCGACAACAATTACTGTCACCCCGGCTGTCACCGCCGACACAGACACGAGTATTATTGCTCGGGTCAATCCAGCCGGTACCCGCCGTTTCATTCTCCGAGATCAGTACAACAACGTCAAGGGAGGGGCGATGGTCGTTTCCTATCAGCGTAAGCACCCAAGGGTTTACGAGGACGCTTCCATGCTCCTGATACCCTGCCCGCGCTCCGTGGCACTCATCGCGCTCCAGCAAGCATTGATGACCAACAAGTATTCAGTCGATGCCCAGCGGCTCGCGCAAGCTGTCACAGATGCCAAACACGCGGAACTCGACAACTTCGCTTTCAAAACAACCCGCAGGAAAGTAGGAGACAGTTCTTTTGCTGTTCGCAGTAGAAGGGGGCAGTAATGCCTCCCCGCAAATCCTACAATCCGTACAAGATCAACACGGAGTCGATCAACCGTTTTCGCGGCGTGGCGAATCCTGAGAATGAGCTGACTATGGCAAAGGTATACGTCGGCTCTTCCAATAACTGCGTGAGTTTTCGTACCGGCGAGTTGACCATTCGCTCAGGACAAGTCAGGGAGAGTATCTAATGGCAGACGCAAACGGCATCATATTTAAGAATCCAACGCTGAACACTTGGTTCGTCGCGCCTGCCGTTGACCTGACGGCGTGGAACGTGCTTACGGTTTCAAATTGCCCCGACACGGCGTTTAATCTGGAGTACACCTACGTTCCGGCTGCCGCGAAGTGGTCGAACGGAACTCGGCATATCTGGAAAGACACGCTCTGGTATCTCTCTGATGGCACAACGACCTTTCACGCGCCGGACAACGGACTCAACACCCCTCCAGCTACGTTCTACCGGACGCTGGAGTATCCGCTGACGATTAGGGTTGTTGGTGCAGGATTTTCTGGCGTAAATGGTGACTATCAGTACTCATTTGGTGGGGGTGAGTATCCTCCGATGTACACACGCGGATTTTATTATCTGAAGTATAATTATGGAGATGAGCAATGGAATATTTCAAGCCTCATTGAGGGGCTCAGCACCTCCTATTACCTTTGTGACTCAACAGATTTCCTGCCACCGAAATCTGACTGGTTGGAATCCGTTCCGACCGGAGATCTTCTGCCCGCCCCAACCCTCGAATACTCGCTGGAAGCAGGGGCCGCAAGCGTATCTCCGACTTCTTCCACCGCAACGTGGGTATCCAATAACCCCACCTCCGGCTTCGTTTCTTTGACCGGCACGCCGAACGAGGACTTCGGGTACGTCATCACCTTCGACGTTCAGGGCGGCGCGGACTACCCGTACTACAAGTATTGCACCAAGACGGCGGGAGAAGTTTACGGGGCTCTGCCAGAGACCACGAGAGATGGTTTTATCTTCGCAGGCTGGTTCACACTCGCCGGGGGAGAAGGAACCCGCATAGCGGCAACGGACGAACTTCTGGAAGCCGCCGACGCAACCTTTTACGCCAAGTGGGTAAATAATGTATCAGGAAAGATAGGTTGCGGAGCCTGTTTGGTATCGCTGTTCGTGATTGGAATTGGAACCGACATCTTTTGCGAATCCATTGGTTCCCGCCTCTCCAAAACCACGCCGCAGACCATCGTCCGAAGGTTACCGACACCATGAACAAGACGTACCATAGACGAGTATTTGGGGGAAAGATCGCGACCTTTGATGGTATTCATCAAGGTAAAGGTGCCATGCTACCTGATGCTTTGGAAATGTCCCTGAACGCGACGTTCGATGATAACGTATTCAAAACCAGACCCGGCCAAGTGCGGGAATCACTATTTTCTGGAGAGTAGATGAAAAAATTTATCAATGACAAATCACCCTTCTCGAATAGCCTTGATGAAATGGATGGTCAGGTTCTTATCCTCGAAGGACACGACCGACCGAGATACATCTACCCGTTCAATAGTGAAGCAGGATACTTGGGATTAACCGGATGGGCTGAACATTGGAATAAGCCGACCTTCAATCAGGAAGGTGTTGGTGAATTGGATTCAAATAAGTACTACTCGATTATCGTAGTTCCCTATAAAAGCGACATAGCCGCAGGCGGATTACCTATCATGGGAGAGCCTACACAACGGGCTATTCCAATTCAGCCAACAGCAGGATTTAAATCTATCGTTTTCAACATACCTACCCATGAACAGCAAGTAATTAAAGATTGCGGAATTGCGTACTACGACGCGACGGGAACGATGACTGATGAAAATAAGACCGGACTCAACGCATGGATTACGAGTGCTTATGTAGGCAAAACACTCAAGAATGTTGAAACAGGGCTGACCTATCCAATCACAGCTAACACAGCAACGGTAATCACCGCTACAGGTTCTGTATTCTCCGTAGGAGATCGTTACCAGATTCTTTCGGATACGGTTACAGGACGCTTCATATACGCCGCAGAGATGCCCTCCTCTAATCAGGTCGTGTTCTCGAATTTCTATTTGATCGGAATTGTTCAGAATAACACGGAGACGACATACGCCCTTGAACGATTCTTCGAAGGGGCGGATATCTGGGACTTTTCAGCGGGGTATTTTCCACCGCCAAACGCAAACTGCGTGAAGAATGTTTCTGGGATTATGTTCTGCGGCGGGGGAATAACGGATGAGTCTGGGCTTGCTGAGTACAAAGGCGCGGCGGAAGTTCGAGCGGCAACTGCGGCATCCAACAAAGAAATCACTTTGAGTTATATCGACGACACGTACACCGACGCGAACTTAAATAAAATTGTCCGCATCACATTGGGATCGTCTCACTCTTCGTTTGCCGACATTCACGTCGGCAGTTATGTGACGATTACTGGAGCATCTAATCCTGCAAACAACGTGGAGTCTGCTCGCGTTCTCCGTGTCGATCCGGCAGGGATGTGGATCGAGTTTGAAAACGATAAGGCAGAGATTGCCACGACCGTCGTAGCCAGTACACCAATTATTACAACGGGAAGTAATGGGACTATCGACACGGTTGTTCCTGCATCCCGAGCAACGACCGAATCGTGGGTGCTTACCTGCATCGCGGGAAGTTTTGCAGGAACAGCTCCAGTTATCGTTGGGGCAAGTGTTGGTAATGGGGTTATTACAACCCCCGTCCCAAATGCAGATGCTGTTGCAGAAACATGGACACTCACCTGTACCGCAGAAACAAATACGTTCTCAGCTGGTACCGTCACAAAATCGGGAACGGGGAGTTGGACAACAGCACCCATCCCATCGCTCAAAGCGTTGGCTGTTGCTGAAACGTGGACAATGACCTGTACGTATAAGAGAATGGTTCCGGTGTATTCGAGCATTGCTACATCTGGGCTGTCGTCGTCGCTCTATTCTCGATTTGAAACACCTGTCGTTGGAAGCAATGCAGTCCCCTCCTCTTCTGTTGTTTTTACGTGTATCGCACAGACGACAGCATCCGCATCTTTACTAGGAACATTCACACTTCGTCCGACCTGCAACGGGGTGACGTACACAGATATTGTAGTAAATAACAATGCAGGGAATATAGTAATAAGCGCAGCGGGCGTGTCGTTAAGCATACTGACATTCTATCAGACTTCAACGAACCCGACCGCATACGCTAAGTTTGATATCGGGGATACGATAACCGTTTCAGTAGGTGCCGTAGCTGGGGGCGGTAGCACGTTTTCTGTAGTCGGAGGTGTTACAGGGAACATCGGATTTATGACAAGCGGCACCCCTTACCTTTCTAACTATTTTGGGATAACGATTCCCGATGGGACGACTCCGTGGGAAGTAAATGATACGGTTCAATTTACCGTCTCCGCGATTAGGGGCAATGGAGCACGGTTCTCTGTGGTTGGAAGTCTGTCGGGTGTAAAGGCAAATCTTACCAGCGGGCAACAATACAGTAATTCGTTCTTCTCTATTCTCGTTGGAGACGGCTCTACGAAATGGGCAACGAGCGATTCGATTACTTTCGACGTTGTGGCTACAGCGGATGCCAGTGCGTTCTCAGTGGTAGGGGATCGGTCGGGGGTGCAGGCTCCACTTACCATTGACGAGCTGTACACGAACGATTATTTTTCAACGACCGTAAATTCAGGAACCCCTACTTGGCAAGTCGGGGATAGTATTTTCTTTACGACTACCAAGACCTTCGCTCCCGTTACGTCTACAACGATGCAGGCCAGCGTAATCCCTAATTACATCAAGGGTGTGCTCTCCGGAGAAGATGCAACGAATTTTACAGAAGGCATGGTAGATGCAAAGTTCATGTTCGTATCTGACCGATCTGGGTCATATTACATTTCATGGGTAGATCCAATCACCCAGAAGATCGGGATTTCCGCAAAGTACACTGGAAACAATACAAGCCTAGATACGTACAAAATCAGTTCTGACCCGTCTCTTTATTATTCAGACTCCAAAAACCCTCACCGCGTTCGGAGTGGAGCGATTGTCGATATAGGAGACTCCATCACAGGTATATCCTCCGTTGGGGATAATGTTCTGGTGTTTTGCCGCAGCTCTTTGTGGAGAGTATCCGTCGAATCCCTCGGTGCGCATCCTGTCCTTATCTCGGATAACATCCGCTGTCCCGCGCAGTTCTCCATCGTCAAGGGGGAGAAGCTGGTTGCCTTCTACGACGGAACGGGGATCAGTGTGACGGACGGCGTTACAGCCGCGTCTCGTACTTCCTACAAGGCAAAAGAATACCTTGCCAATATCAACAAGGCATATGAGCAAAACATCGTCGGCGTGTACGACCGCGAGAACCGCCGCTTCGAGTTCGTATTTCCGATGGGGGATGAGACGCAGAATAACTACGGGCTTATTGTCACTGAGGATACTTGGAATTGTTACCCCTCCGCTAGGCCTGACTGCAATGCATTGTGGACGAACTATGACTCTGGAAATCTTCGAGTCTATCACGGCACGACCGGGGAAAAGCCAGATAACAACGGGATTATTTGGAAGCATGACGGGAATGCTGACGGTACTGTCGTAGCTATAATGACCATTACGGCAATTTCAGGACAAGTTATTACGATCTCCGCAACGGAGGCACTCGCCCTCACCGCGGGGGATGTGATAACGATCTATCCGGTAATCAGCGGGGAGCCGTACTCCAGCGCGATTATTGAAGCTGTTGAAACGATTACCGAAAACCCCTACACCTATGAAATCACGCTATCGGCATTGCACGATCTCACGGCCTATGTAGCCGGGGATTTGATCTATTCCGGATACATCCCGTTCGATTACGGGATTAAGTGGACGGATTTCTCATCTCCGCAGTACCGGCACCAAGTCCGCAACATTCAAATTGATTTGGAAAACATGACTGGCAAGCTATACGTCGATCATTTCTTGGACATGAACGAGACTCCCGTGGCGATTAACGAGTACGATGTAACCCCTGCCGACTCGAAAATCACCGTTCCGTTCCGTATGGGCAAGTGTTACAAATACGGCTTCCGGCTGCGCGGCGTTTCGAGTACCCAACTGAAAATAAGCTCTTTCGAGTTGATGTTTGACTCTCAGGTGTAGTATGGCAAGACGAATACCTATAGGGATTACGGATACCGCTCAGCTAGGAGAACTGGTTGATAGGGAACTGTCCCGTCTTGAAACACTGGGGAAGCAGGGATTCGTGTCCACATCCCGTCCAGTAGATAAATCACAATCGTATTTCTTTGTGGACAAAGGGATTCTAAAATTCTTTAATGCAACAACAGGAGTTACAGGCTCTGTAACCGTAACGTAGTGAGGTGAGATTATGTCAACCGTACAAGAACAATATGCCCAGTTACAGAAGTCCTTAAATGAGGCGACTCAAAATGCGTCTAAAAAATGGAATGGCGGTCTTTTTACGGGGATGACTTCGTCGGGGGGAAACCAAGATCAATACGGACAATACGCAGTCGCAGACGCTGAAAAAAGGAAAAAAGCATCCGAATTATCTCAATTTGAAGAAGCCAATAAACAGGAGTTGTTTGGGCACGAGCAGAAATTAGCTACGGAGGGTCTGGTCAAAGGATACGAACTCGCCTCCCAAAAAGACGACCCCTCGGATACAGAATTTCTGGCCGCGATGATGAAGGACTACAACGGCTTAAAGACAACCCTTAACGACCAGATTACCCAGATATCAAACACGGATTTAGGTGTGGATGTAAACGGTCTTGTTGGAGAGATCAATGCCAACTTCCAAAACACAAAGAACCGGATTACCGACTCCGCCCTCACCTCCGTAGCTAAGGCGGGGGTACAGCTAGACGCGTATCTTGGCTCGCCAACAGGCGATCAGCGGTCGGCAGCTCGGTTCTCGATGGCGGCATCCGTCACGAACAATATGATGCAAACCGCTTTCCAAACAATAGCCGGATTGTACGATAAAAACACGCAGGAGATTGTTAATGCCCAGCTTGAAGGCGCGAAGATAAACAATCAGGCGGTGGCAACCAAGGCAGGGGCCATCGCATCCTTTACCGGACAGGCGACACAGGCTTATCTGGGAACCCTCGGCGCGTTAAATGACAATTATATCGCCCGCCTCAATTCATCAACTCAATTCGCTCAGATGTATCTCGACGCATCCAAGGTTGATATTGCCACGCAACTTACCAAGGATACAGCAAGCCTGTCGGCAATGACTTCTCTCCTTACCAGTGATAATTATGGAATTAAAGGTGTTATGAAGTACGGTGCGCCTACGGCGGATGTTGCGCGGATCAGTAGCGTACCAGCCGATACGACATACAGCAAAGGGTCTATTGCTAAACTCTAGGAGCTAACATGGCAGACACAACTAAAACGCCAGAGGAACTCGCCGCCGAAGAACAGGCACGACAAGACGCATTGAAACAGGCAGAGGCAACGCCTCCAGAACAACTCGCACAGGAAGCTCCCCCTGCTCCAGAACCCAAGCCGCAGATTTCCATTAAACAAAGGGATGATCTGAACCGCGTTCTGGCCGCGCAAAACACCAATCTAAAATACGACATTTCCGAGGTACTGTCTAAGATTCCGAACAACAAGGGGTACGGGTACAGCGGCGATAAAGTTGTTTTTATGGCACAGGATGGTGACTTGCTCGACTCAAAAGAAGTCATGCGGACGATGGATGCTGGTTACAAATTGACGAAAGACGCATACGGCGAAGCGGTTGCCAAGTTATCCACCAACGCCCTCGCACGGTCTGCCGATCCGGGATTCAAGTTTACTCCAGATGATGTTTATAACGCATGGGAAAAGACTGCAAAAACGTCCGGTATTCTTGCCGAGGACTATGATCCTGAAACAGCGGTGGGTGTCGAGCGTGTGGACGCTACCGGCGCGGGCGCGATGAAGGTGATTCAGACTGCCGTTAAAACAACCTCCGCGCAGATAGAGAACGGGACAGGCTTCAATCAGGCCGTTGCCTACGGACTCTCGATGCTCAGTCAGGATGATTCGTTTATCGCATTGAGTGACCCGGCTAAAGCCTATTACGCCAAGCAACTTGTCACCACCTCTGACGAGGTGCGAAAGAGTGCTGAGGGCTCTGCTATTGTGAAATCAACACAAGCATGGAATCAGGCAGAACAGCAGGCACATCGGGAAATTGGAGGGAGTATTAGCCTGCTGCCGGAAGATTTTGCTGTTCAACTCTCCCCGCAAGAGAAACTTGTCGCTGAAACCAATGCGGCTACCCTGCTTGAAAACTCATCCAAAGTCGAGGTGGAAGCGGTTAAACTCAACCAGCAGGCTGAAAAAGAAGAACAGGATTTAGGGGCGATTCGTCGCAACTATCCGCAGGCGATTAAAGGACTTGTTGAAAAGGGCTTGAGCGAAGCGGAAGCAAATATCCGTTTGCAGAATTTAACCAAAGAAAAAGAACAGACCGTCGCCGCACTTCGCAAACAAGCTGAGACAACTGCACAGTCAGCAAAGAGCTACCAGCAATCGTCCGAGAAGGCTCTTTCGTATGCTACCAAAGGACTTCCGTATGGCCTGAAAGCCAAGGATACTGAACGGATCGTGGGCGGCATCGTTGGAAACATCGACGCGCTTTCAAGTCCGATTGCAATGGCGGAAGCGATGCACGTTACAGGTTCTCGTAAAGAAACTGCCGTAGATTACGGAAGTATGAACCCAGCCGACCAGTACGCGTTCTTCCTTGAACACGGAGTCAATCAGTGGCTTTCCGATTACTTGGCAAAAGACCCGAATAAGAAAGAGGTTGCGGCAACCATCCGCGCAAACCTGATGGCGGAGTTTAATAAAAAGGGAAGCGTTGCGGGTGTTTCTCCTGATATGGATACCGCAATTCGTCGGCAGATGCAGAATTTCAAAAATGTCCAATCGAGACAAAGCAGCGCGGAACTGGTCGAGGCTCGCACCGAGAAGTACGACAAGTTCCGTTCCAAATTTCAGACCGACTTTTATAAGAAGATGATTGAAGGGGACGACCCGCAAGCCTTACTGAACGAGAATAAAGGGTACCTCGACCCTAAAGACGTTTCCGATTACGAGGCGTTCCTGAAAGACCCGCCTAAAACATTCAATGAAGTAATGTCCAATCCCAAAGCCAGCCGGTCGATGAAGAAAGCCGCGCTCGGGGAACTGGAAAAAGAAAGCGCGACCGTCGCGGCCACTGTCGCCGAGAGTTTGAAATTTGTCCGAGGTGGGGTGCGGGCTGAGGGTAAAGTAGGCTTGCTGAAAACTGCCGACGACGCGATAACCGCTGTCGTCAAGTCAGGACTGAAGAACGAACACAAAGCCGCGCTCATCGGACTGCTGGCGAAGAACAACGAAATATCCGGGGTAACTCGCGGGGAGTTCGTAGATGGGTATGGATTCGACCGGCTGTACGAGATGCACGTCGCCGCGACCAAGGCAACTGGTGTGTACGGTGGGTGGGCTGATTTCATGGATATGTACGCCGCGCTTGACAGGAAGCTCGGAGGTGTGGCAAAGAATGTAACAGACACTCAGAAGAAGGAAATCGTGAATACCTTCATCAAGGAAGCTACCGATCCGCTTATGAACCGTATGAGAGCGGCGGCTGTTTCCAACCTCGCTACCGGACGCTAAAAGATAAGGACAATATATGGCTTTCGCTGACCTGATGAAAAACGGGCTGAAGGAAACTCCTGAAGAGGAACAGATTCGGCTACAGCAGGAGGAAGCGCAGAAAGTAAGCCTGTTTGAAGGGTGGGATAAAACCGCCGCCGATGACCTTCTCTTTTCCCCTCCCAGCGAAGCCGAAGCCCCTGAGGACTACGCCCGCAATACGCTCCAAGCCTACTACTCCAAGGAACTCGGAGTGGACAGCCTCCCTGAGATGGCTTTCCAGCAATTTATCAAAGAGGATTTCGGGGAAGGCACAGACCACGCCACCGCTCTCAAATCCCTTCAAGAAACCAAGCGTTGGGGGACGGAAGCTCGCGACCCGACGAAACTCGAACTCGCCAAGTATGAGAAGCTGACCGCTGGCGACTGGCTCCGTTCTTTCAGCGCGAACACCACCAAGGCTGTCCACGGCATCGACGCAGGTCTGATGCGGGCGGCGGCGGCTGGCGCGGCGGCAGTCGGTAAGGGTGATTCTCAATTTTACGAAGTGATGATGAACGCCGCTGATGACGTGACCGCAAAAGGTCAGGCCGGATACGACATAATGACCGGCGATAAATTCTTCAAGGACATTACCTCCGACGAAGCCAACAACGACATTTTTGCCCAGAACATCGGGCAACTGCTCGTCGTGGTTCCGCTGGCTATCGCTACGGGGGGATCTTCGTGGGGCGTGAGCCTTGCCACGGTCGGTTCCATTAACTCGGGTATGCTTTTCAATGAAGGCTTCCAGCAGGCTCGGGAAGATGGTCAGGATGACAAGGAAGCCCTCAAAACCGCAGGACTCTACACACTCGCGGCGGCTCCCTCTGAAACGCTCGTTGACCTTGCAACTGCCGGTGTATTCAAGCCCTTCGTGAAGTACGCTTCAGCTTTATCCGGCCCCGTTCGTCAGCGGATTGTCCGCACGGCGATTCAGGGACTCACTGCCGCTGTGCCGGGGGGCTTCGTCGAAGGCGGTCAGTACGCCATGCTCAACAAGCTCACCAACCGCCAGATCGACCAAGGCGAGTTCTGGGCAACCGTCCGCGCCGGTGCGATTCTCGAAGGACTCGGCGGCTCGATCACGCAGGTAGCCGGTGAGGTGGATTCCGCCCGCGCAAAGGCAAAACTCCGCAAAGATTTCAAACCGGTATTCGGAAACCAGACCGACGCGGTGGTAGACCGCATCCTCTCCGACGAAGAACCGAATAATGCCCTGAACCGTGAAGTTCTGAACCTTGTCACGGCTGATTTTAAAACGATTGCCCTGCTCGGTGAAAAGAGCGAGCTACGCGCCCGCGCTGAAAAGGCATCCGACGCAGTTTTCAACGAGCAGTGGAAGGTAGCCGGTTCCGAGCAGGAAGCCGCGCTCAAGGTGGAAATCCAGAAGCGGGCGGAACTCGAAGCGCATGAAACGCCCGAGGACATTGTTATCACCGAGCCGAAGCCAGCGACCACCACCCTGCCGACTGGCCCCGCTCAGAAGGAAAAGGAAAAAGCCAAAGCCCGCAAAGAAGCGGAGAAAGTACGGGCTGACCGTAAAAAGCGCAAAGCCGCTATGCTCGAAGCGATGACCGCCGATAACGCTCAACAGCGCACCGTTTTGCTGGACGACGGCGCAGAAGTCTACGAGGATGGAACACCCGTCGAAGGCTCGAAACCCGCCCCGCAGCAGGTTATCGAAACCGAAGCCGCTCCGGTTCCGGTGAACCGCATCGACCCGAACAACGGCGAGAACCTTGCCCGCCTGACCCTCGCTGTCATGGAAAACGAGAATCTTTCCCAAGAGCAGGCGATTAAGCGCGTTGCCTCTCTGCCCAGTCAGAAGCGCAAACAGTACCTTGAAATCCTCGACGACGGGACGATGGAAACCGTAGACCTCACTCCGGATGAAGTACGCATCCAAGCCATTGACGATGAACTCGAAGCGATGGGACGCGCTCCCCAGCCGCCCCAGACCCGTACTGCTTTCCCCGAAGGTCTGACCTCGGCGCGAATTAAAGCACTCCAGAACAGCATGACCCGCGAGCAGGCGGAGCAGCTGTACGCTGACGGCGACCAGAAGAATGATTTCATAGCCGCCGTGTTCGACGGTGACCGCAAAGCCGTCCAACGCTTCAATTCCCGCTCGCAGGGGCGCGAAGTCCAGACCGAGTTTAACATTGAGCCGGGTACGAGCTACGAAGCCGCTACACAAGCCGCCAGCGCACCTCAGCCGGTCGTGGGTGACACTGTGATGCTCCCGAAAAAAGAGGGAGATGCTCCGAACGTCCACAAGATCGTTTTAGACCAAGTTGCCGCTGACAAGATCAACGTCCTCCGCCAGAAACTGATTGATGCAGGCTTTGACGTAGAGTTGGTGAAAGCCGGTGATGTTGAAGAACGCTTCGGATATGCCGGTGTCAATTTAGCCAAGGAAATTGAAAGTCGCAAAATCCTCTCCGTCTCCGAGGACGGCACACTCGCCACGGTCGAAGGTCAGACCGCCCCCGTCCTCCTGAGTTCCACCACACGCGGAACCAAGGGCGTATCCGAGACGGTATCTCAGAAGGTAGCCGAGAAGCTCGCGCCCAACGAGCAGGCGGAAGTATCCTCCGGCGCGAAGGTGTTCCGAACCCTCGCAACTCAGGATTACGTGAACAACCCCGATTTAACGGTAGCGGAAAATCTGAAAGCCCGCGAGGATGCCTTCTTTACCAAGCTCCCCGAACTCGCGGACGCGCTGGGCGTGACCACGGAAGAACTGCTTGTAGACGGACGGCAAGCCGAACTCGTGGATAAGCTGGCGGAGATGACTGCGACAACCCCACCCCCACTGTCCGAAGGACTTTACAAAGCCAAGAATGAAGAGGGTCGCGCCTACAAAATTGCACAGGGATTTATTTGGAATGGTACGGATTGGGTTCATCCTGATTACCCCGGAAAATCTTACGCATCCAGCGATGTTCCCGCTCCCTCAAAAGAAGCGGTACAAAGAAAGCTTGCGAAACTTCGTTTAGCTCCAACTACACCCCCCTCCATCAACCCCGTAGACGCGAGTACGGCGGCTGTGGTGGGGGCGGCACAGCAGAAAGGAGAAGAGGTAAAGGGAGATCGCACTTACCTCGAAGAAGTCCCTACAAAACTACTTGAAGAGGGTCTTGCAAAATTTAAAGAGGAAATGTCGTCTGATTTTGTGTTTGGAGGAGAAGAGGCTCGTCGAAGAACCCAAGTATCCATTGATGCTTATACAGAAGAGCTTTTAAGAAGAGCAACCACTTCTTCCGACACCCTCTACCAAGCCCCGTCTAAAAAACTCACCAAGCTACTCCAAGACCAAGGATTAACCCCCGAGGAAGCCAAGCAACTCGCGTCCGTCAAGACCGAAAAGCAAACCCTCTCCGACATCCAGACCGCTTTCAACGTCCCCGCTGACGAAGCCGCAGGGGTCGTGGCGATTATCCAGTCTCTCGGACTCGACGTGAACAACTTCGTGTTTCAAGAGGACAAAGCCACCAGCGGCAAGAAGTACATCGCCAAGACGCAGTTTATCCCCCAGCTCGCCAAAGCCCTCGTTACCGCAGGGAAGCAAGCCAACACCGAAACCGCTGTACACGAAGTCGCGCACGTCGCCCGCCGTTTCCTGCTCACCAAGGGCTTCGAAGGCTCCATCGACCTCGAAACCATCGACACCGTGGAAGCCGAGTACGGCGTAAAGGACGGGAAGTGGACACGTCCGCAGGAAGAACAATTTGCCGAGCATTTCGTGGACTTCATCAAGACCGGCGAATCCCCCTCGCAGGCAACCGATACCCTATTCCAGAAAATGTCGAACTGGATACGGAAAGTCACCCGGCTCTTTTCCACGCAGAATCAGGGCGTGTCCGAGAATATGCAGAAGGTGTTCAGCTCGCTCATGCAGCGCGGCAAGATTTCCGAAACCATCGACGAACAGCTTTCCCAGCTCGAAGAGGAAGTGAAGCAGGCTCGGGAAGGCCGGAACAAGAAGCAGACCGACTTCACCCCCCGTGAAGAGTCCGACGTGCCCTTCACCGCCGAAGAACCCGTTGTACAGTTCCGCAAGTCGGAAGCTGAACGCATCCTCGGTCGGGTGATGGGAGTCACCGAAAAAGGATTTTTTGAAACCGTCGAGATTGCCCGCCAGAAGGGGCTGATTGACAACGCTACCACCACCGCACGGAACATCCTTGCCGATCCCGAACGCCCGATTACCGACGAAGAGTTCGCGGGGATGGCGGTGCAAAGTGCCGCGATAGAAGAACGCCAGTCCGTTCTGGACGTGAAGATATCCGAAGCCCAGCGTCAGGCCGAAGAAAACGCTCGCAGGGGTGGGGAACAGCGCGGGGGTTTCAGTTCCTACCTCGGCAAGCTCCAGAGCCAGTACCAGCAGTTGGAAGCCGATAAGATGCTTCTCGCTTCTGCCAACGCCCTGTCAGCGACCACGACTTCCAGAACCCTCGGCATCCGTCGCTTGGGTATTAACAAAACCACTCTCGAACCCGATACCGTTATTCGCAACATCAACAACCAGCGCGAGAAGCCGCTGGATACCGTTACCGAAGCCGATATTCGGAACAGTCTAAAGGGCGTGAAAACGAAACAGGATGCTTTGCGCTCCGCAACCCTTTCCATCGCCCGCGCAAAAGCCGATGCCGAGTTCCTGTACATGCTGAATCAGGGCGGTAAAAAACTCCAGTACGGGGAAGCCTCCGACCTCGCCGTGCGTATTTCACAGGGCTTGAACTCCGAAGGCATGACCCCTGAAATAGCGATGGCGATGAACAGCCTCGCCAACAACTACATCGCCAACGGCGTAGACACCCTCGACGGGGTGTCGGATGCTCTTTTGAACCAGTTCTCCGAATACGGTTTGACCGAGCAGGATGCGTGGTATGCGGTAGCCGGTCGGTTCATCAGCCCGAAAGCCGTTACTGAACTCCAGCGCACCTCCAAGATTTTGAAGAAAGAAGCCAAGCTGTCCAGTCAGGTGTTTGATGCGTTCGAAGGCATCTTCGAACAGCAGAAGGTCGGGCAGCCGATCACTTCGAAAAACATCGAAGATTTGACCAACAAGTACAAACTCCTGCGCTCTTTCTACGAGCAGGAAGAAGTCAACCCTGAGAAGCGCAAGCGCACCCTCGCGGCAATCGACGAAGCCCAGAAGCAGCTCGACACGATGTCCCGTCCTGTCCGCTACACCCAGCAGACGCTAGACGAGGAATCACAGGCACTTCAAGACACCCTCAAGGATCTCCGTGGACAAATCACCGACACCGATACCAAAGCCAAGATCGACGAGGCTCTGCGGACATGGAGTACCCCGTTCGTGGCGAAGGGAACAGCCGCCACCTCCGAAGCCCGCGCCAAGACCAAAGCCGACCTGAAGGAAGCACGCGACATGATGCGGATGCACATGGCGCAGGGAACCCGCGACGAAGCCAAGCTCGCCGCCCGCTTGCTGGAGCGGTTGCAGGGGGTCGAGGACTCCTATGAAAAGATGTACACCAAGCTCCCGTCCAAGAAGGTCATGGAGCCGTCCGAAGCGATCAAAGACCTCCAGACCCGGCTCTCCGAGGCCATCAGCGCGAAGGGACTCCAGACCCGTATCCTGAACGTGCAGGATTTGATTACCAATTTCTCCGAGGAAAAGTACCGCGCACAGCTCAAGGAACTCGAACTCAACCCCGTGCTGGTGAAAGAGTCTGAGCGAATTACCAGCCTCCGCACCGAACTCGCCGCGCTCAACAAGCACCTGAACAGTAAGATGGAACGTGCCAAGACCGGAACCGTGAAGTTCTGGATGCGGGAAATTCTCAGCATCAACAAGGCTGTCCTGCTGTCCGGGGATATGCCGGTTCTGCGTCAGGGGGGTATCGTCACCTCGAACCCCTTCCGTGCGAACTTCTTCGATGTCACCGCCAAGTCCGCCAAGGTTTACTGGAGCGGGCTGACCAAAGGCACGATGACTGAACAGGTTATCAGTGACATTACCAAGTCGAAACACTTTACCGAGTCCATCCGCCACGGGATGCAGTACCCCGATAGCAACGCCACCCTGACAGACGGGGAGATGATGGTCGGCGCGAACGTAGCCGAGAAGGTTCCTGTATTCGGTCGGTTGATTGCCGGTTCCAATCAGGCGCAGGCGGCGGGGATTATGCTCGCCCGGTATCAGGCTTATGAGTCCTACCGCATCAAGTTCCCGAACGCTTCCGACGCGGAAATGCGGGCATGGGCGGATGTGGTGATGACTTCCACAGGTAAATCCACCTCGGATATGGTCAACCGCGCCTCGACGTTCATGGACGTGTTCATCATTTCCACGAAGTACATGGCCTCGCGCTTCGAGACGCTGTTCAAGCCTCTCCAGTACGCACGGACACAGCCCCGCGTAGCCCGTGAAGCGTTAAAGGACTTGCTCTGGTTCTTCGGTACCCGTATCGCGCTGGTCGGACTGCTGAAGTCCTTTATGGGCGATAAGGTGGACATGGGAGCCGACCCGCTGAAAAGCACCTTTATGAAGATCATGGTGGATAGCGAGGATGGCACAACCCGTGTCTACGACCCGTTCGCAGGGATTGCTCAACCCATCCGGCTGATGCTCGGAACTCCGGTCAAAGTCACGAAGAACATGATGGGCGGCAAGGAGAAGGTTTCCCCGATTGACGACACCCTGCGGTTCCTTCGGGCAAGGGCTACTCCCTTTATTGCGATGGCGGACGGACTCGCATCCGGCAAAAACTATTTCGGGCAGAAAACAGGGAGGGGTGAGATCGTCGCCCGGTCGTACGCCCCACTGCCAATGCAGGATTTGTACGACTCGATTCAGGATAGCAAAGACCCGTTCGATATTTCGGTTGCGTCCTTCTTTAACGTGATGGGAGTAAACAGTTATTTTGACAGGACGCGGAGAGTAAAGAAATAGTAAACACTCACATTTGACAATAACCGTTCCGGGAGCGTATCTTCCGGAGAAACAGGAGGACATTATGAGAAAGATAATCGCAGTTTTGATAATCACACTCGCCGGTGTGGGGCTTGCAAGTGAGTATTTAAGCAATCAGTTTATCGCAGACCCGGCCAACGGTACAGCCAGCTGCACGAACTACCTCGGGTGGGCTTACGCCTCCAGTGACTCTGCATCTGCCACAACCAACGACGCAAAATGGAAAATTCGCCGCCTGATTTTGGACGCTTCTGGAAACGTCATCGAGATTAAAAGTTCTCAGGGAAGTGGTTTGAATCCCGAGTACAGCACAGCATGGACTAACCGGATCAGCGCAACGTACAAATAAGGAGAACCATGAAAAAACTTATCCCATTTTTGCTACTGCTCGGCGGAGCGTCTTTCGGAGAAATCATCATAACGGAAAAGGGCGATGAATTTGCCGTCATCCTGCCAAAACCCGCAACCGCCGCCCAACTCGCCACGAAGCTCGGAACGGACGGCTCCAACGCCACATCAGACTTCATCGACAACGTAACAACTGGCGTTCAGGTAACGGCCTACGCATACCTCACAGCACCGTCAAACACAGTTCTCAGCACGACGAACTGGTACTACTTCAAAGGCGTTTTCTCAAACGAGGTTACGAAGAACGTCAGCTTCGGCGCGGCAGGAATTACGGTGGATGTTGATTGTGATATTGAGGTAGAATGGAATACTTCCGGACAGTCAGACCAAACCACATCAATTCAAATTGCTATGGCAAAAAATGCCTCATTCAATACTAATGGCATAATGACGAATGGTGTCATACTTAACGGATCGTTCGACTCACAGCAATCTGATACCGGATCGGCGGCTGATGGATGGGCTGGGATACATTCCATGTGGCAAGGTAGCCTTGTAGCAGGCGATTCTCTCTCTTTAATCATCAGAACAGATGATGCTTCTCCGGCAGTTACATGGGCGGCTCTGAGTGCGTCTGCCTCGCTCCACTCTCTGGTTGCGGTAGGACTGTCTACGGATGCTCCTGTTGTCCAAACCACGGGAACCAGCACCACGGATGTAATGAGCCAGAACGCGGTGACGGAAGCCATTGAAGTTGAAACAGAAGCTCGCGTTGACGCTGACGACGACCTTCGCCAGATTATAACATCCGGTCAGGCTCTCAGTTATGAGTTCTACATTTCGACAAACAAATATGCTTCTGGAGCATTTGGCTACACGCCTACCAACGCTCAGTACACATTTTGTAGCGCACAATCGCCAACGGCTTCCAGCTTCACCTACACATATACCGCTACGAATACCTACGGGTATGTCGCTTTCTGCACGAATCAAGTATTTTATACGAACGGCGCAGGAACAGCGTTTTTCTACGACTACGCCAGCGAAAACGGGTCTGGTGACATTGCTGAAAAGGTTGAACTGTACGCTTTTGAAGTTGGCACAACCAATTCTATAGAGATTGGTGACGTTGCTATTCCGTTAAATGTTACGTCAGGAACAACCCCTGTGATGCGGCTGTTCAACATTCCGTACATCGCCTACTCAAACACGAACGGATACTATTTAGGCATCAAGAAGAAATGCACCGCAAAAGGGAGTGGAAGTACGGTTACTCAATGGGCTGGAGCCGGGTACAACACGCATCTTGACCTTGCCCTACCTTCGTCAGTACTGGCTGACTTCTATGTAGCAAAATCAGCAATCACCCAAACCGTCACCAGCGACACGAACACCGTTCCGAGCAACTTGGCCGTGAAAGCGGCAGACTCCAACCTACAAGCGCAGATTAGCGGACTTGTTTCTACAGGTGGAATCTCGCAGGCGGCGGATGCTCGCTATGTTGGCCCTGACCTTCAAATCTACGGAACAAATGGGTCCTATCGGTACATCACCGATTTTGAATCTGCCATAAACGAATCCCCTTATTTGTATCTAACAAACGAGACCGCCTTTTTGCGACGCCCAATTTCTGTTACGAACTCCATACTCCTGTCTGGAACAAATCCGAGATTTGATGGAGGAAACAATTTAATTAGAATGAATCGTTATTCGTACACGGGGCCATCAGCGGGGTTTTTTAGCATTTTTTCAGCTACAAATGTGGTGATAAGAAACGTTATGCTGTCTGGAATTGCGGGAGATGGGTGGTCGTCTACCAACGGCTCGTGTCCAAAACCCTACATGCTTGAAGATTTAAACTCGTCTAACTTCCTTGTTGAGGCGTGTACATTTCAGGGTGAAAATCAGGCAACGATTGGTGGTGGAGTTGTTGATTTTATGAAAGCGGTTGCTGGAGTCTCCTCTACTGGGCCTAAAGTCATCCGTAAAAGTACGTTTGTTGTTATGGATACCAACTTGACGCGCAGAGCGATAACCTTTGGGGCGAATCACAATACAAACATCCCCCCAGTGACCTATGTAGACTGTGATTTTGTAGCCTCGACAAATATGATCGCCGCCTGGGCTGGCAACATGGGTGCAAACTTTATAAACTGCCGTGCGAATGTGTATTTGGGAACAAACTACGCATTTCCGGGATACTTTAACGCCGACTCTAATTTTTTAGCAATGTCGTCTGAGCGGGCGAAGTCGCTGGTGATTGACGGAAAACAGGATTATATCGCTTGGTCAGGCACATCGGCAACTACAGCGCAACCGCAAAACGCCCCAACGTTTACAACCGGATACGACGCGTGGGGGTGGCGGTCAATTTCAACATTTTTACCAACGGCAAACGCATCTATTCAGTTCGCGTCTAGTTATCCATACCTGAGCCTCAGTAATGCGAACTATTCAACCGGAAGCTCGTTTGCGAGCGCGGAAGTCGGCCCGCTTAAACTGGCAGACTACTATGCCGTGATCGAACTCCCGCCATCCTCCAACACGAACGATCCCTCAAATGCAGTATTTTACGTCGTTCAAACGTTGAGAACGCTCAAACCAGACGGTACGCAGGGCGGGACTTCGCTCGTTCGTTTATTCACAAACAGTACAGCCGCCGCACTCATTACCAACTTTTCAGGAACCGTCGCTTGTACCAATGATACCGTGAGTTACGGAATCAACCGTGGCGCAACAAGCCAAGACGTAAACGCAACGGGAACGGTCATTAAAGTTCACTCGGCGAGATATAGGGTTTACTGACAAAGGAGAATACCGGATGAACCGCGAACCCGACAATCTTGAAACCACGGCCTAACGGCCAGCCCGAAAGGGCAGAGAAAGGACGCAGACAATGGCACAACCATGCAGTGAGCACTCCCGAATACAGAGAATCGAAGAACGGCTAGGCGGCGGCGACGTAACCCTTGCCCTTCTCGATGAGAAGCTCGGACAGATTTTAGAGCAGACGAAAAAGACCAACGGGCGTGTCACTAAGCTGGAAGACGAAAGCAAGAAGCCAAGGGTCAATATCCCTGCCGCCGTCGCCATTGTCACCTGTTGCGCTATCGTCTGCACGTCGCTGGTTGCCGTGGTGAGGGATGGTATTGATTCGTATGCCAAGCATTGCGATTCGGCAAAGGTCGTAGGTAAATAAGGAGCGCGATTGACAACGGCTGAAACAATCTGCCTGACGATAACGGTGAACTGGCTGGCGTTTGTTGCCGTGATCTTCTACGCGGTTCGGAGGTTCAAGAAGGTTCACGTTCACAAGGATATTGAAGTTGAAGGGGGCGCGGAGAAATGAAAACACTGCTGGTTATTTTGTGCCTGACTCTGTCCGGTTGCACCTACAACCGCAACGCGCCTTTGATTAACGTCCAAGACTCCGCCAACGGAAACACAGCAACGGTTCCGCTAAAATGAAAAACCCGCAAGGCAGACTATTCATGGTGATCGTATTCACGGTGACGTTCTGCCTTGGCTGGTTGTACGCCCTTATCACATCCGCAACTCCGGAAGCCCGCAACGGAACGATGGGAGTCATGGCCGGACTTGTTACCGTTATCGTTATGGCCTACTTTAACCGCTCTGACAGGGCGCAGGACGCGACTTCTACCTCCACCCTTAGTCTTACCACCCCCGAACCGCCAAAGGAGCCACAATGAGCCTACACCCCGACATAGATGCCATTCGTGGAGCCGCCAAGACCGGAGACGTGCTGCACGTCCGGTCAAAAACATTCTTCGGCTTCTGGATTCGTCGGATGCTGTCGCTTGGATTGAATAAGTGCTGGGGAAACCACAACGCGCCAGTGTACGAGGTTGACGGACGGCTGTATATCCTTCAAATCGAGGCTCCAGCGGCTTACGAGATGCTTTTGAGCGACTACCTGCACCAAACCTACGAACGCGGCGGACGGGTTATCCTGCTTCGTCCTGACGTGCTTTGCAAACGTCGGTCGCCAAAACAGATTTCCGGCATCCAGTTTGCCACCCAAAGATGGCGGTTGATGATTGGCATGAAGTACGACAAACGCGGAATCAGAATGTTTTTGCGGATGGTTTTTCGACAATCTGCTCACGTTGACGAAAACACTAAAGAGCGGATTTACTGCACAGAAGGAACATTCGACCCGCTGGTATTTAATCCGTACATTGGATGGCAGCCGGACATGCTGAAAAACGAACAGTACCCCGCCCCGATCCATGTCGAACATCTGTTGAGGCAAGAGCGGCTCGTTTTTGTCGCTGGCGATGAAGTTGGGCAAGAGTCCATAATCGAGCAAAAGTGAACACATCATTCTTCAACTGTTCAGAATGCCGCTTTTACCAACACTGACCCAAGCGTCTTGCCTGCCACCCCGTTAAGCCTTCGGATTGCAAGACGTACCGGAAGGATTAACTGGTTTATCCCATCCGTCAATCCACGCGTGAATCATCCGCCGATTGTCTCGCATCCATGAAAACAGACTTGAACCCAAAACGGAAACAAGCTGTTCGTTATTTGAGTGGTCTGAAAAACCGTTCATATCAAGAACCATGTGAATAACTTCATGCAGGTTTGTTGAGTTGGTTACGTCAACCGGAAGTCCAGCTCACAGGAAGATTCTTGCCTGCTTCTGTTCGCATCTGCCCATTCCGTTCGTAGCCCATATTGTCGGGTCTGAGTGTTCTACCGATACATCTACGCCGCATATCCTCTGAATCATATTTTAACCTTTCTCTTTTCCTTCAACCAATCCCTCGCCTCGTTTTCGTGACCGGCCTTGACTCTGGCTTTGTACTCTTTCCGGTAGCCGAGCCAAAGTGATAGCAGGGCGCGGGTCATTTCTTTTCCTCCAGTTCCCAGTCATACATCCAAACGGCATTACGCTGTCCGTCGTTCCAGTAAACGACTCTATACATTTCTCCGCGCTCGTCCATCGAAACAGCGTCAACGCGACCGACAACCTCGATAGCCTTAATAAAAACCGTCTCTTGGATGTTGTGTTTAAACGGGATTACAAGTGCGCTCATCCCCGTCCTTTCTTCGCGGCTTCGGCGGCGAACTGTTGAATCGACAGCTTGGGGATGCACAAGACACCAAAGCCCTCTGCCCACTTATTAACAACATCAACCGGAGCGATTTTACCTTCCTCGATCTGCGTTTCATAGTCTTTTACTTGGCGCAGGTATTCAGTTCGTTCGTCCTCGGCAATTTTCAGCTGCTCTTCGATTGTGGAGAGTTTGGCTTCTGCGGCCTCTGCTCTGCCCTGTAGTCGCGCCAGAAGCTCTCGGCCTAGTTGCGCCTCGCCTTTGGCTTCGAGCTTGGCGTTCGCCTCTGCGAGTTCGGTTTCAAGTTGGCGAGCAAGAGTCATTAGCTCTGCATCAACGGGAACTCCACATTGAAGTATAGCATCCGTCCGTGGTGTTTTTGATTCACTCACTGTCTTTACCCTTTCAGCTATTTCTCGCTTCCATTGTTCTTGCAGAATCTCGTTCCGTGATGGCGTTTTGTCACTCATGGCTGGCCTCCGTTTTGAATAAATCCATCAGGTCATCAGCATCGGCTATGTTCCTATCGCATTGACCACAAGAACACCAATAGTCCGGTTTCTCAGGTTTCTGTTTTGATACTCGCTCTATAAAGCCACGCAACCGCTCCACCGTTGCTTTCAGGTCTGCGATTTCCTGCTGGTTGGCGTGGTATGCATTGGCTCTGTCGCAAAGTAAGGTCACATCTACTTCCTTTGAACACATGGCAACTACAGTGCGAGGATGCTCGGTTATGATGTAGAAATTCCCGTATGAAGATTCGATTTTAAATCTCGGTGTTTGCTTGTTCATTTCTGCTCCTTTACATAGAACCGTGCGGCGATTGGTGTAAGTGGTAAGCCTTCGTTTTTGTATCCGTATTTTCCCAACTCAAAGTACCAGTCGGTATGCCCGCCTTCTGGAATCGCAAACATCACTCCAGCAAAGCCGACGATGGATGGGAGTTCGTGCAATCTGAACAAACTTCTGCCGCTCTGAGTTTTTGCGTGTTTGATGTCGCAGTACCACAGATCGCCCAGCGCATAGACGGCATACTCTACGAAACGAGGATCCACCTTTACCGGCCTGTCCTCAGCGAAAACGTAAGAGGATGGGACGGCCACAGCGATTCCGGTGCCATTACATTTACCCCAAAAAGAAGAACCTGAGCCTATGTCAACCCAATATCCTCCACGAATAGTAAACTGAACCGTGCAATCCATCGGAAACTTGTACCGCTCCTGATCTTCCAGCGAAACGATTTTATATCCCGGCTCTGGCTGGATTTGATTGTAAAAGTAGTTTTTACACCCAGGACATTCAAATTTATTGTTTCCTTTTGGAATAAATCCAACCCACTCTCTCGCCCCGCAAACATCACACCGGATTTCATGCTGGATTTGTTTCGGCTCCACCTTGACCGGAACGCGAACAAAAAACATTGAGAGTCCGTCACTGCCTTTATGCTGATACATTTTCCCGTCTGCACCAATGAACCATTCGTACTTGTTGATTGGTCTGTATTCGTAACCGTTAGGATTATTTTCAATAGCGGCTTTCTGCTCGGCGGTGATTTCTATCCAGCCGCGCTCCGCGACCCCCCTTATGCAGTGATTCAGCAGTTTCCCGCCTTCACCATAATCGGTGTGAACTGTTTTCGCTGACGGATTAAAAAACCACCGTTCCTTCTCCGGCTCTGGCGGCATTTGGAAGTCGTGGGTAAGCCTGTACACAGAGTTTTTCAAAAAAACATCATTTATTTTCTCGATTGGTTCTCCTGTAACAGACAAAACTTTAATGTTTTTCCAGTTATGTCTAGCCCACTCCTGCCACTCAGGGGACCAGAACATAAACGCTTCTTTGTTATGCCGCATACCTTCCACCATCTCATGCTGTTCTTCTCTCGTTTTCATTTTGGTTCTCCTTTTTCTCTTCCTAATCCCCACGCAGCGAGTCCCGCCGCGTCCGTTAAATCCTGCCAGTCCGAAGCATTCACCTTTCCGATGCAGTATTGCTCAAAGTCCACCGGCACAGGGTAGGGGTCTTTTCCGCCCTTCATCTCGTACTTGATGCCCAGCGCGTCGAGGATACGGCATTGTTTGATTGCCTTGGGGACGGTTCCCTTCCACTCCCTAGGCAACGGGCAATACTTCTTCGGCGCGTAGGACAGGGCCAGAGCCGCCCCTGCGATCAGGGACAGGTTAGCCACGTCCTGCGGGTTGGCGTAGGAGGTCTTGCCCGTGTAGCGCACGTCCTGACCCTCTACGACAAGGATGTCGGGTTGCCAGAGTTCCACAGTACCCTTGAACGCCTGTTGCTGGATAAGGGCAATGGCCGCATCCCTGCCGGTCAGTTCCTTTTGACGGACGACCTGCACTTGCAAGCCGTACATTCCGTCGGCTCCGGTCAGGTAGGCGAACGCGCAGCCGTGAACGTCGGGGTCTATGCCGAGGGATGTTCTCACGCCTTCCTCGCTTTCAGATAGACCATGCCGTCCTTGAAGTACACGGACATTTTAAAGCCGTCACGTTTCAGGTCCTTTTTGAGAGCGTTCATAGACACAGAGTTGCGAAGGTTCAGGTACGCCTGCTTGCTCCCGTCGAGAAACCAGCCGTACACGGTGAAATGCTCGCCACGTTTCGCGGTTTCCATTTCCTTTCGGGGGAAGTCCGATGCGAGCAGATCGCAGAAATACACGAAGTCGCAATTTTTTGGCCGTCCACGGGTTTCTATATCTTGGTGTTTCATTTCAGTAGTGCTTTCTTTAGTTTGGTAATCTGGCCGTCGCGATTGGTGATCTGGCGTTTAAGGGATGCACAATCCTCCCTGAGCGCGATTAGTTGTTCAAGCAACGCCTGCGTTTTAACCTGCCCTTCTCTAAGTCTCTTTTCATATTCAGTACAGAGGCACTTCCAATAACTCAGTTCGTCCGCGTGTTTCTTGGTAGCCTCTTTTTTCTCCATACGATATGCCAGCCACAGCATTTGTAGGAACACGAGTTGAATCACATAGTACGTTGTCATTTTATTTATCCTCTTTCTTAGGTGCTTCTTCATACGGTCTGAGTTTCCCGTCCACATAGTACGGGAAAGCCTTCTTGCTCCAGCGGTTCATAATGCAGGCTTCCGTACCGGCGCGGACGCTGGGGGTGATGCACTCCATGCACGACTTCATAATTTCGCGCATCCGCTCGATACGGGCAGTCAGCAGTTCGTCGTCGCGGATTTCCCCGAACAGCTCGTCGTGAATGAATATCGTCGGGCGCACCATCGCAACACCGTCCACATCCGCCAGGATTGACTCTACGCCGCTTCGGATCTCGCGCTGAACCTCGGAGGTCGCCAGCAACGCTCCCTCGGCAGACGATGACTGGAGAGCCTGCCCGTTGGCGCAGGCGCAGAAGTCCGTCTTGGCGCGGTGCATTCCCAGCGGGGTGTCGTAGGCATAGTACTGCTTCTTGTACTGCTTGCCGTCCTCGTCCTCTTTGATTTCCGAGCCGAAGTTCGGGTCGAAGCACCGCTTGGAAACGTAATCAAGGTAGAGTGCCATTTCAGGGAAAGCTGTTTTCCAGATGTCGCGCAGCTTATAGGCGGTTTCCAAGTCCACGGACACCCCGTAGGTGGCCTTCGCGTAGGCTACGAAGGTTTTCGGGCCGAGTCCCCCCGGATAGCCGAGGCCGGTGGGCTTCGCAAACTTGCGAAAGTGCGCGTAGAAGTCGGCAAAGGTGGGGGTGCCTTCCCTGCCCATGTCCTTCCACGTCTGGTCGAAGGTCGATGAAGCGTTCTCGTCATGACAGGATTTGAGTTCCATGAAGAACTCATACATTTCCAGCGGTTCGAGTCCTGCGACAATCTCAGCGAACCACGGGTCGAGTTCCTGAGCGATGTACATACCCAGATAAGAGTGAACGTCACGCCCTGCATTGATCGTATCCCCAAGCACCGAGAACCCGAACAGCTCGACGCATTTCTGCGCCGCCGTGCCGAGTTCCATCGCGCTGTAGTCGATTGAGAACAGCTTATAGCCGGGGCGAGGGATGATGCACGGACGGATGCGGGGGTCAACCTGCTGGCCGTTCATGGAGGGGTACATATAAAGGGCGTTCTTACCGAGTCCCTTTTTGTTGGCGTAGGATGAGGTACGTCCGGTGCGCTTCAGCGGGCGGAAGCAGGAATGCACCACGTCAGCGGGAACCTTACCCGCCAGCCGGTCGGTCTGGCCTTCCAAGATGGACGGGCAGTTGAGTATCCCTTCCGCCCAGAATAAGCCGGGAATGTAGGAGGTGATGATCTTGGCGTACTCTTTCCGCGTGTAGTACAGGTTGAGAATCGGGTCGAACGCGGCGAAGGTGGCGAGCCACTCTTCATCGGCGCACAGGAGCCACTTCTCAGGGAGTCCTTCGGGGCTTTCCAGAAGAGATGATACCGCACCGATGTCGATAATCCGCCCGTCGATTATCAGGCTGTCAAACGCCCCCTCTTCCTTCAACTTTTTCTTGAGGGAGTCCGCTGCCCAGAGTTCGATCAGTTCGTTACGCTGCGCGGCGTTCCACATATACCTGTGCAGTGCTTTATCCGAGCCGCACTCAGCCTTCGCACCCCTCATCTTGACGGGGCAGGAACAGTCCTTGCCGGACTTGCCGACGTAGCCGGGATTGTCGGGGTGGTAGATGCACCCGAGTTCGTGTTCCTTCTGGCCGGTCGCGTAGGGTTCTGGCGGAACGGCAGGAATTACGATGCCTGTTCCTATCCACTTCGCCTGCTCTTTCGCTGGGAGGCCGTCGAAGGCTTCGATGGCTTCCTCAATCAGCTTTTCGGTGACGGAGGATGTATTCGACAATGCGTACTGTTCTATGAAATGAGACAGCACTAGTGGCTTGACCAGCTTCGGGTCGTTGTAGAGTTCGTCGAACTCCTTGGCGACTTCCAGCACCTTGTCGCCGTCGAGCAGGTTGCCGTGTTCGGTCATCAGTTGCAGGGCGAAGTGAGCGCGGACGCGGAAGGCTTCTGTGACGTAGGGGTCGTAGCCGATGCGCTCTTGGAGTTCTCGACCGGCTTTACTCTGCTCCAGAAACACGAGCAGGGTGTCCTTGGCATCGTTCTCGGCGTAGGTGACAAACTCATCCGGCCACTCTGCAAGGGGCTGGTTCTCGACCATCTCGTAGTTCATGCGGACGGTGCCTTCGCCGTCCTTATCAGCGGAGCGGTCAACGCCGAGGTATTTCTTCGCCATTCCACCGAGGGAGTAATCAGCGCGTTCCACCACGCCGTTGAGTTCCACGGAGTCGATGTCTCCGGTTGCGGTGAGGTTGTAGAGCATTTCACGAATCATCGTGTCGCGTACCCGTTCGCCATCGAGGGCTTTCCAGATCAGGGGCATGGTTTCTGGGAACGCTTTAGCGATCACGGTCAGGTCGAACGCGGCGTTGTGGAGTATCAAGATCATGGATTCATCAGAGAGGGTTTCGATGATGTCGGCTTTGAAACTTTGGTTAGCTTTTTCTATAATCCAAGCAATGGGTTGTCCATCGTCGCCAAGCGCGGCGAACTGGGCGCAGATAATGGGCGGGGTGACGGCATCTTTGCCAATCAACCTTGTCTCGGTGTCTAAAGCCAATAAATTCACAGTGTCTCCTTTTAAAAATTCCCCCTCGGATTACCCGCCGAGGGGAGCGGGGTTGGCTTTTAGCCTTCCGTTTCTTCAGCAGCGACCAGCTCCATGAAGCGGTCTTCCGAACCGAAGAACTTTACAATGTCCTTCTCGTTGAGATGCTCGGCAAGAGTCGCCAGCGGGACGTGACGGTCGAAGCGGATATTGATGTACGTCTTCAACTCTCCCGCTTTATCTTTCGTCGGCGCGGATTCCACTCCGCGCATCTCGATGACGGTCGTTCCATCCAGTACGCCGACCGGCTGGCCTTCGCACTTCAGGATGGACGTTGCCAGTTCCTGCACCTCGTCGGACGACAGCTTCGCCGCCTCGGTCGCGTCAAAGTTGAGCGCGGCACAGAGGAAGGGCGAGAAGTCGCGGTTGAAGCGATCCCCGAAGAAGAAAGCAAACGAGATGCTGTCCCCTTTGAGGTGTCCTGCGTACCCGTCTTGACCCGGAACTTTCCCGGCTCCGTCCGCGACCGGTACGAGTACCGTTGCGCTGGCGGAGATGTACGGGACGAACTTGCGCGACGTGGCGAGTTCGACCGTGTTGATGAGTACCTGATACTTTCCGACTTTCGGATCGTTGCGGTTGCTGACTTCGAGCTTGTTCATACCTTTCAGTAGCTCACGAGCTTGGTCGATGTTCATTTTGTTTGCCATTTCCATTTCTCCTTTTCTATCCGCTTACTGGGCGGTTTCTGTTATGCGACCACTGTACGCCCCCTGCGGTGGTGGTCAACTTTAAATCGTATTTATTTTCGGGGATTATTTTGTGCTTAAAGCCCCGATTTCCAGCACTCGAAAGATTTCACTGCTCTTTGGGAGTTTGTGGGATGTCGCTTTTGCAAAAATGTTTTGAAGTCTATCTTTTTAAATAGGTTGGGTTGATTGCACCATGCAGCTAGATCGACATAAAAATCAGAGAATGGAGAATCCCAACAAGTTATGTCTCGCATGATGTACGGAAGTGTCTTGTTTTTACTACACCACAACACGCGCTGTGTCGTTTCGTGAAACGCCATGTCCGGGTGTGTATAAATGTTGAATTTAATCTGCCAGTCTTTGCGCCAACTCATCCGACTTAATCCAGCACTTACTAAGGGAAGGTACGCGAGAGAGTCGAACGAAAAAAGATAGTCTCCAAGGTAGTTTAGACGAGACAGTAACAGGCTAGTACAATCAGTCACTAACCGGATGTCTAGGCCGCTGTTAAAATATACCTTTATTTTTCTGTCCGCTAACTCTGTTAAAATCTCAGCGCACTCTGGCAGGGCAAGGATGTTGTTATCTAAGAAATTAACCTTCTTGTGCCTTAAAATTTTAGATATATCAGACACTTTTCTGATGGGGCCTTCCTTCTCAGGAACAACACAAAAGGAACACTTCCGAATACACCCCCTGCTTAGAAATCCGTAGGACGTGTCGTTGTCTGGGTATATTGAGTAATCGGGATCATAATCCTCAACGACATCAGGGAGTGTTGTTTTTAAATCCACTCCGGTTCCTCCAAACACAGCATCCCCTTTTATCAAATCCCTAGACCCTTTAAAGATTACGCTACAGTATGTTTTATCAAAGCCAGTAGGCAGTGTATGTGTCTTTTTGTTCTTCCGTGGGTAATACGAAATTCCCAACCTAAGCAGTTCAACAGAATCCCCTTGTTGTCTATGGTAAGAAGCCAGTTTCATAAGAGGGATATTCGGGATGGATGAGTCTGCGTCTACGAGTAAAATTTTCATATCAATCTCCAAATGTTTTATTCAAAACGAGCCGGTCGGCTACGGACAGTTCGTGCGGCTTCGCACCCCACTCCATCAAGACCTCGAACGGAACGACCTTCGGCTTCGGAACGTAGGTCGCGTAAATCAGCTTTTGCTTGTTGCCTTGCGACTGGTGAACGTAAGCCGCGTCATTAAGTGTCGCTCCGAACAGGATGTGATCGAACTCCGTGGTGTTGCAAGTGGTGACGAACACTTCATCGTATTCCTGAAGGTGGCGGTGCTGTCTGCCGATGGTCTGCTCGGCTCGCGCTGCGGAGCGCGGCCACTGCAAGTAGAACTGGTTACGGTCGAACTGGAGGTTCTTGCCTTGGAAGTGCGCGTTCGAGGTCAGAATGATAATGCGCCCCTTGCACTTTTCGCGGTCGTTAAGGATGCGGTTGAACTGCTCGCCGGCTTTACAGAACAGGGGGTTGAGTCCTTCCTCTTCAAAGCGTTCATTTGCCCATTCCCCAACCTCGTCATTGTCGTACCAGATGAGACACCCCTCCCCCTTCGGCAGGCACTTGGCGTACTGGACGGCTTTCTCAATTTTAAATCCGCAGACGTGGACGGCTCGCTTATTGCGTTCGATGCGCCCCTCGAAGTCTGCATCTTTCCAGTCCATCCAGAGCTTGTACAGCATCGCGCCGACTTCCTTGGAGCCGTGGTCGCTCATGTTCTTACCGATCAGCATAGGCGTGTCCATGCCGTTGTGTCCACGGTCACGAATCCAAGCGCGGAGTTCGCGGGCATAGTCCATGTTCCGCTGGTGGTAGTTCTGGGAGAGTTCGAGAATTTCTTCGGCCTCGGCGGTGCTGGAATAGATACCCCGTTCCATCAGCCAATCAATATCCGGCCAGTAAAGCTCGGTGTAGAACCCAGCGCCTTGAATCCAATACTTCCACCGAAAAAGCATCATAGCTTCTTCAATTTCGTCGCCGGACGGAGTGAGCCACTTTTCGTCGAGCTGCTTGACGAGTTCTTCAACGCGATCCCATCCCGGCGCGGAGGCGTATCCCTCGACCGGCTCGTTGTTGATGTAGAGCGAGTACGGGAGGTCGTGGCCGGACGAGCAGACTACGCCGGGGGTGGTGGTGAGTCGCTTCTTGAACGCTTTACGGAACCCGAGAACGGAGTTGTCGAACTGCTCCCCTCGGAAATTCTTCCGCGCCCAGTCGAGGACGTACTTGAGCGGGCCTGCTTCGGATTGCTCGTCGCTCTTGAAGTCAGATACGGAGGTCGCCGTGGTGTCAATCAGCTTCGACCATTCTTCCGTCAGGGATACCGAGTTCGGGATGAAGTTGTTATGCCCGAGGGATGCGCGGGCGATTTCAAAATAATCCATTAAGGACTTCTGTGTCATGGTTCCCGAGAGCGCGACGACCTGCGGGTGGCACTCGTGAAGGTACTGCGTGAACCGGCGCGTCCGGGCGGAACGCTTCGATACGGAGTGCGCTTCGTCAAGGATAATAAGGTCGGGATTGACGGCGGCAAGGATTTCGTGCGCGTCTGCCGATGAAAGCAGGGAGTAGGTGAAAATGTAAAGCCCCTTTCGACCGGACTGGGCTAGTTGTTGTCTTTTGAGTTTTGATAACCCATGTAGCCGGTGGATCGGGGTGTTAAAAATAGTGAGCGGTCTCCAGTGTTTTATGTCCGTGTCGCAAAGCTGGGTTGCCAGCGCGGGCGGGACGATCAGCATGATTTTCTGCTTGCCTGCGCTGTAGGCATCGTTCGCTATCAGCAGGGAGGTCAGGGTCTTGCCGCCGCCGACGGCGAGCGGCAGGAACGCCCCGCCGACTTCGCTGTACGCAAGCAGGGATTCCGCCTGAGTCGGTAACAGCCGCCAGCCATCCGCGAACGCCTTGGCTTGGAAGTAGTGCTGCGACACGGCTTCCAGTACGTCGGCATCCGGCACGTAGCGCAAGGGTACGTTCACGATGCGCTTGAGTTCCTGCGAGACGGTTTCCATCGACCGCGCTCTCATAGCGTGTATCTTAGCGGGGTTCGGCGGACGGCGGGAGGGGGCTTGCGCCACCTTCTCCGCGCCGACGCTTTCCGCGAGGGCTTTCATACGCGCTATTTTGAGGGCGGTGGGGGTCATTTTAAAGCACCCCACTGTTCGGCCATTGCTTTTGCAATTCCGGGGAATGTTTTGCTTCTTGCCTGTTTTGTTTTTGCTGATTTTCCGCCATACTTATTGAACCATACAGGCCGTGTTGTACCGTCTGCGTATGTTACCATCTCGCCTTTATCAACAATGTTTGTGTGGACTAACGGGGTAAGTTTTTTAAGCCATAGGCAAGTGGCTTTTTGACAGGAATCCCCAAATTGATATGGATGAATTATCTGTGATGGTTTCAATGGCAATCCGTACTTTTCCGCAATATCTGGAAACCATTTTTTGACATACGCGCCAGACACAATCCCTACAGGATTTTCAACTGCTATCAAATCGCACGGAGCGTTAAGTATTTTAAGGAAGAACTCTAATGACTGTCTTTGCTCTCCGCTTGTCCGTTTCTTTTCAAACCAAGCCGCGCCGGAAACGGCCAGATCAGTACAGGGCGGGAATCCAATAATGCAATCCCATTTGAAGCCGTGCGGTCTGGCATACGCTACTCCATCAAATTCTTTATACTCAAACGGAACATTATTATCATCTTCTTGTGTAGGGCCCGGACAGGCACACTCTGAATAATCTATCTGACATTTCTGACAAAACGCAAATTCCCGATCCTCGTCTGATTCATCGTAAAGACATTCATCAGCATGGACAACCTTTCTCCATCCATCCAAAACCGGGATTACATCGCCTTGAATGTGCCACTCGGGATGCCCGCCACTGCTCTGGAGAATATCGCACGAATACGCTTCATGTCCGAGTTTTCGGAACTCAATACAGACGGCTTGAGATTCTTCGCAACCAACTAATACTTTCACGTTGTCTCCTACCCCTCCCCGAAGGGAGGGGGCTTATTGAATTATTCCGTTACCGCTTGGATTACATCTTTTGCATAAGGACGTATCCCCATGACCACGGTTTCCAGCAGCGAGGCTTTCGGAAGCCGGGTGACGGTCAGTGTCGATCCGCCGAGGGCTCCCGCAATCTGCTCGGACATGGCCTGAATCGCGTCGCGCTTGGCGAAGGTGTTCATTTCCGTCCACTTCGCAGCACCCATCAGGCGGATCATTTCCGTCTCGACGACGATCATCAGCTCTTCCGCTGTGACGCGGCAGGCCGGTGAGCCGAATTTCCCGCCGCCCTTGACCTTGGATTCGATCACAGCACAGCCGATGAGGATGGTGAAGCGTTCGCGCTCTGTCGTAATGTCCAAGTCAGTGAACGGGGCGCGTTCGGCGGCTTCGGGATATTCCGGCAATCCTGTTCCGACTTCACCGGAGTTCACTTCGTAGCGGAGTTCCGGCTCGTCTCTTGGAACGGGTTTTTCTTTCTTCACTTTCACCGGCGAGGGCGCGGCTTCCACGACTTCCTTGGCGGTCGGGGGTTCTGATACCTTACTTTCCAGCACGACTTCCGTGCCGTCCAGTACGACCAGCTTACCGGCTTCCACTTTCCACTTGAAGTCGGTGGATGTTTTCACGCCGGTCTTTTTGCACATGATGTCGCAGATGCGGCAGGCTGTACCGGAACTGTTGAGTCCGGGGGTGGGGCTGTCCGCACACGCCTTGCACCCTTTGAAGTGCCACGGGGCAGGTTGCTGGGCGGCGACGGGGGCTTCGGGTTTAACTTCGGCAGGAACTTCTGCCTTCGGTGCTTCGACGACGGCTACGGGTGCCGCTGGCTGTGGCGCACTTGCGCCGGTTTGTTTTTCGCGCATTTCGCGTATCTTCTTCTGCATTGGGCTTTCCATGGTCTGTTCTCCTTTTTCTTGGTTCAGCTCGTTTGCGAGCTTTTTGTAATCTGTCGAGTTGACACCTGTCAGCTCTCGGTTAATACGTTCCGTGTAACCGTCCACGGTTTCGAGATTGGTGCAAATGCGGGCGAACGGGCACCCGCCGTACTTCTTGCAGGCGGACGCGGGGCAGGCAGGAAGGGGGATGTCGTCAAACTTCTGAATATCCTTGTAAGCGAGCATTAACTCTACCGTCGGGGCGATGCGCTCTTTCATAAACTGCTCGACCTGTTCCCACGTCGTGGTGACTTCGCGCTTTTCGACGTGAGGCTTCGCGGGGTTCTTGCAGTAATATTGGTGAGCGAGAATCAGGGGCTTGGATTTGTCATAACCCCCTTTGGTATAGTACCAATAAGCGTAAAACATCATCTGGATATTTTCCCCGAGGTATTCGCTCGCGTCGGGGTTGGTACTCTTTGCCCACTTCATGTCCTTGGTGGTCTTGTGGTCACGGATCGCTCCGGGTTCCAGCAGGTCGATGAAGCCGTTCGCAGTAACGCCTTCCATAAACTGCCAGTTCGTGATAGGCTTTTCGATCTCGCGGCCTTCGACACGCATCAGGATACCTTCCGCGATGGCTTTTTCAATCAGGCTCTTGACGAGGGCTTGTTCTTCGAGAGAAATAGCGAGCTTCTCGCGCTTCCCGTAGCGGTCGAGCGGCTGTTCCCAGCCTTCGGGGTATAGTTCGACCGGCTTACCATCCACCGTGCCGTTCAGGTCGGCCAGCAAGTACCGCTCGACGACGGAGTGCAGTACGGTTCCGAAGGTAGTGGATTCTCGCGGAAGCTGAGGCAACTTCTTGACGTTCTGAAAATACCACTTGCGAAGGCATCCGTCGTGCTTGGGGTCGGCGGTTTCAATAGCGGAGGCTGAGGTGCGGAGGGGCTTGGTCATGTTGTTTTCGTCCTTCTTTTCGTGTACTTTATCTTATTTCTAATCCGTGTCAACTGGTTTTTAAATATCTCCATGTCTTTTTTCTCATCCAACGACTATAAAGACCGCTCAACCACGCAGGACACCACCTCAATGTGATTAAACAATGCCTATCCATACCTTCTCGTCTACTCATTTGCCGTCCTTTGCAGTTCTCTAATCTTCCGTAGGTTCGGGGTGTTCTTCCCTAGCTTCGCGGCGAACTCCAAGAGCATACTACAATCCAGTTCGTGGTATTCCTTGTGGTCGATGAGCTTGGTGTCCTGCGTCGCGGCGACGTTGCGGAGTACCTGAACGGCTTTGCCAAAGTTCATCGGCGTATCGTTAATTTTCAGCTCATCCATCAGTGCGTCCACGGTCACGTAGACCTTATGGGTCTTATCACACAGCTTGTAATTTTTCCGCTGGGAGGCAGTTTCTATCAGGTTGAAGATTGCCGAGATGAGAGTCGCGGTCGTGTCTTTCTGGACGATCTGCTGCGTCATAAACGGAGCGTTCTTCGCGCAGTTGCCTTCGACAAGGAACCGACCAACAAATCCCAAATCACTTTTCAGGCGGTTTTTCCAGAGCCACAGGAAATGCTTGGCTACGATGAACTGGCTGGGGTCGCCCGGTCTGGCAATCCACCGCGAGCCGGTGCGTCCGGTGAAAGCGTTCCCGCCGCGCTCCGCGAGCCACGATGCCGCCGCGCCGTCGAGGTCGAAGTGCATCAGGCGTTGCCCTACCGCTTCGCGGTCGTCCGCGCTCATGTCCTTGTCGAGCAGGGTGCGTATGATGTCGTGATTGTTGGCGGTCAAGATGGCGCGGATGGGATTGGAAATATAAACGCCCTTGCAGTATTTCTCTTCCGAGGGAATCTTATCGCCGGAGACGATGTTTTTAAATTTCTCCTGCGCGGATATGCCGGTGACTTTCGGCCACTCTTCATTGATATTCAGGAACGGGGTGCGGGAGAGTATGCTGTTATACTGCGAGGTCATTTCCCTTGAGGTCGCGAACATGGGCTGTTCCAGACATTCGGACAGCCCTTCAATCAGCAGGGTCTTGCCGATGCCGGGGGGCGCGGTAATCGAGAGAGCGCATATCGGCCCCTCTTCAAAGGCGAGGGCATTGGCAATCCAATCCGTGCCCCGGGCGTAGTGCCTGCCGTAGAAATGAGCAAGCCACTCGTCAACTTCCGCGTTGTACGTGGGTTCGAGGTTCAGGTTGCGGCGGTACATCGGCAACTTGAGGACGGGGTTCTTGCCGTCCATGTCCTCGATGTACCCGTCCGATTCGAGCTGCGGGACGTACTCCGCCTCACGGATCACCGTGCCGTGCCTGTTGATAATCTCGGTGCTGTTAAGGTCTTGGAGTTCGCCGTACTGCCCCGGCTTGCGGGTGGGGATGATGGTGTCAAGAAACGTGGTACGAATTCGCATGATGATCTGCGGGGAGGTGATGGGGAATGATTCGTAGCATCCTTCCTTGCCCATTAGAAAATAATTGTTCGGCGCGAGCGCGGCTATCAGGTGGCGGTCTACAAAATCCATTTCCGAGCCGTCCTCGTTGGAAAGCTGGACGTGCGGACACCACTTCTTAATCCCTTCGAGGATGGCTTCCTTGGTTCCGAGTGCGCGGGTCTCTTGGTGTGCCTTCTCTTCCTGTGCTAAGTTATGCTTGGCAACTTCGACCGGCCAGATGGACATGACGGCGTTCCAGAGATGTGCGAACCAGTCCTGATCCTGCTCGAAGCCGGATACCGGCCCGTGGAACAGGGCGTATACGTGTTCGGGGGTGGCGTAGCGTATCTGCCGGATGATGATAGGTATAACGGAGCCGAGGGCGGTCATAATCGAATCGTTGCGGTCGCCGGTCGAGGCGAGCGGCACGTCTGATTTAAAAAGCGCATCATGGCACCGGAGTTTTTTCAATTCCCGCTTCGCGTCTTTGTAAAAATCAGATTGGTTGTAATTGTTGCCGACCCTTACCTTGAGGTATTTGTCGATTTCGTCGTGCGCGGGTTGCCCGACGCGGGAAGCGTCAAAGTGCTTCAGGGTGGGGATGATTTTCGTCGGGGATTTTTTGATTGTGGATAAGTCGAGGGTTGCGTCCTGTTCGTGGACTTCAAAGAACGGGTCTTTCGATGAGTCCTTTCCGTCTCGCACGACTCGCGGGCAGCGGAACAGCCGCGTCCAGTCCTTGCAGGAAGGGTCAACGTCAATCCCCGCTTCATGGAACAGGTTGAACAGGGTGGCGATGTACTGCTCTCCGGCTTTCACGGGGATGGGTGTTGATAACGTGTAAATAATTCGTGCCCCGTGGAGGGTGGTGTAGCAATATCTCCAGTTCGCAAGGTGTCCTTCAATGGTGTAGAGCTTCTCAAAAAAGTCCGCGTAGAGTTCCGTTGTCCATTCCGCGTGTCCGGGGCAGTCCCAGTCGAACGCCAGCAGGGACATCGTGACCGGCACGAGTTCATCGAAGGATGAAAGGGCTTGCTTGGAGAGGCGCGGCCAGCCTTCGTTTTCCAGTCCCTTGAGCGTATAAAGGGTGAAGTGGGTATCAGCGGGGTGGTGAGTGTCCATCGCGTCCTTCAGGGTCACGATATTCATAACGTCGGGGGTAAAGGGCTTGCCGTCCTTGTCTATGTGCGGGCCGGTAATGCACTTGACCGAGCGAGCCATCTTGGACGCGAGAGTGCCGATTAGGATTTCCGTGGGGAGCATGTCAGATGCCTTTCTCGGTGGGTTTGTAGGGAACGCCTATAAAGTCCAGCACTTTCCCGCATCCGAGGGTATTGATGCAGTAGTTCCACTGCTTCGGGTGGCTGGTATACATGCGTTGGAAGCGGTTGCTTCCTTTCTCCAAGTGGACACCAAACATACAGAACATGCATCCTGTACGTGTTTCGCCCATGTCGTAGATTTTTGAGTAGGGGAGGTTGTTTTGTTTAATGTATTCCCACACGTCGGACTCGTTCCAGAAAGATAGTGGCTTACTGAGAGGGTGCTTTAAAGAAAATGCGTTGCATCCGTAGTTGATGTATTCCTGTTTCCGTGTTGTAGATTCTGTAGCCATCACTCCTATTATTCCGCATCGTCCTGTCTCTTTTTCGTAAGCCTTCAATGGGTTCTTTTTCATAACTGTGCAACAGGAATCAGAGCATTTGAAAGGGGCATCCACCAAAGGAAGCCAACGAGCAGGAACTTTAGATTTTGGTGAAGGCGACCCATCAGCGTTCTGCCCTAATGTTAAACGACGAACGACCTGCGCTGACTTTGTTCTTTGAAGCCGTCCAACATAATCGGATACTTTCTTACTCACAACCGGATAACCGTATTTCTCAATCACCTGATTGAACGGCATCTTAGGCTTCAACCAGACTACCCGATCACCGAACGATTTTACAAAGTCACGAATTTCTGGATATTCAAGGCCGGTATCAACAAAAACAGCAGGGATGCGCGGGTTAATTGACCAGACCAAATGCAATAGAGCTGTGCTGTCCTTACCCCCAGAAAATGCCACATAACATTGATCCTCCCAATGGTCTAGCCATTCCTGAATACGCTTCTTGGACAGTGTTACCTTGGCGTTCAGCGGCAATGCCTGATACTGCTTCAACTGCGAAGCAAGTATCTGACTGCGGGTAGGCTCAGCGGTTAAACTCGTCGTCGGTTCCATTTCCTAATCCTTCCAAAAGAGGTTTGATTTTCCGGTCGCACAATTCCCAAAGGGCGGTCTTAACTGCTTTCTTGAGTGTGAAGCTGGCGTTCGCCTCGTCAAGATAACAAAGAATCTCCCCTATCGAATCGTTGAACGCTTTCTGAATCTGCTGCTCGGTGTCCATGTCCTAAATCCTTTCCTGCGAAAAAGGCAAGATGCGCCTTTTCGCGGGAGTGTGTCAAGTGGTTTTTAAATCAAGTCGTGGTCGTGGCGGTTTTTGGTCTTGCTCCAGTCCGTGCGCTTCCTTTCCCACCGCCGATTCATTTCCTTGCCGTCCTTGGACACTCGCTCGTGGGGTTTTCGCCTGATCTTCTCAAAGCAGGGAGCATCGTCGTAATCGGGTTCCGTGTGCATATCAGTCTCCGTTTCTTTCACATTCGAGCCAGTATTCTCCTGCTAATTCCCGCTTGTTTTCTGCCGTTTCCTCGTCCGAGGTCTCTGTCTCGTTCCCGCAGCCGTCGCAGGTGTAAATGTCGATCAGCTTAAATCCGGCCTTGTGCGGATGGGCAATCAGCCGATTGCCTTGGTAGGTGCAGGGGGCATTACAGCATGTGCTTCGGGTCATTTCAACTCCTCCTCGTTTTCCTCTTCCAGTTCGCAGTGTTCTTTGCAGTCTGAGCATATTGGATCGTCTTCCCCGAACAGCGAACACGCTCCGCAGCAGTTGGATACTTTCATTTCAACTCCTTCCTTACTTTATTCCAGTACTTGACGGTTGATTGTTTCTTGTGCCCTGCCGGGCCGCCATTGTGGACTCTGGCAGTCTGCTCGATGGTCTTGCCTTTTCCGTAATGTGCAAGGTAAATCCTCGTCATGTCAATGCTCTTTTGACGGTCGAGCCGGTCGCGGAGCGTGTAATGTGTCCCGGCGATGCGGTTCACGTCCTGGACGTATTCCGCGTGAATCTGCAATATGCCGACCGCCTTGCCGTGATCCCCGACCGCCCTGTATTCTCCTCCACTTTCAACTTGAATTAGTGCCGGTATGAGCCGGTCGAGTTCGGCGGGAGTAATCGCCGGGCACGGAGCGTACCGCGAAACAGTTACAGCCGCCAGAATAAGGAGTGTTTTGTTCATGCCGTCCTCCAGACCCCCACGCCGCCGGGGATATGTGCCGTGGCGAAGGTTGTCGTTACGCCGTGCCGCTGGGCGTAGGTCAAAAAGCTGTTTATCCGGTCGCGGGTAGCCCCTTCGCCGGTAAACTCGATGCTTTGCCCTGCCTCAAGGGAGCGCAGGGTTTTTAAAACTGCTGCGCGTTCTGCGCGGCTCGTTAAGGTTAAGCGGCTGGAGTAGTCGCGCTTCGGCGGCACGCTGGGCGTTCTATTGATTTTTATTTCCATATTAAAAACCCCTTTCTTCGGGTTTGGTTTTATTCGGCGCGGACCGGCATAATAACAGCCAGTCGGCTCGTTTCCGCGTCTTTAATGAGTAGCGGGGATAATTCATACGACATCCAGAAGCGCGGATTTTTCATGCCCGCGACGGCTTCCCGGAAAAACCGGTCACAAATCCGCGTCTTTTGGCCGTCGATCATGGTTTCCCGCGTCGCGTTTTTGCCTGTGCCGGGGCCGGTTTCCCATACAAGCGCGGGGCGTTCGGTAGTTTCAGGGGGGATGACTTGCGAGTAGTTGGGGAATGTCCCGTAGGCTGATTCCCTTTCCGAGAGGAGGCTCCCATCTGGAAGCAGTCTGCCATCCGGGTGTTTTGTGTAGCCGGTTACAAGGTGTATCCGTGCCCCGTCTGCGGCTATCAGCTCTTTCCGTTCGCCGTGGATGAAAGCGGTATTCAAAACAAGGCGCACGGGGTCTTTGGAAACCGCCTGTAAAACCCACTTTTCGGGGTCTTCTGCGGTTGTTTTTGCTGTGTCTTTGGGAGCGAAGAACTTAAACAGTTCCGCCATACCTTGTCCGATGGCGTATCCGTTTGGCTCCCCGCTCTCGATGGATTTTTCGATCTGCTCCAATAATTCCAAGGCTTTTTCCTTGGATGGTTTGGAAAAGTCGAATCGTTTTGAATCTTTGCCTTCTTTATAGTTTTCCATGATCTGTATTCTCCTCCTGTTTTGATTAGTAATCTTTTTGCCAACTGGGGACAGTTGAACGGTAGGCTTTCCGCGCTTCGCGGGCTGAGCGCGCCGCTGCCCTGCGCCGAGACAGTTCGCCGGTGATCTCTTCGACGGTCGCGCCGGTATCCTCGGCGGCTTTATGTATTGCCAGTCTGGTTGAATGCCCGTCAAAGGTGTAATACTGTACCCTTTCAAGGGCGCGGTCTAGGGTTGTCATGTGTTCCACCTTTCGCGGTTCGTCCTTTGTTCTTCATTGGTATAGATTCCCGCCCGTAGGCGGTCGGCTTCCCGTTCGATCTGGCGGAGCATCCGCCGCGCGCGGAACGTGGAAAGCACGGCGCGAAGCTCTTTTAATAGGGGTTCGCGTTTTTTAGTCATAGGGTTCTCAAAGCCTTTTCCGCTATTTCGTAGCAGTTCCGGGCGGTCTGCAAGGCTTCTACGTTGTCGAAGTCCATAACAGAATCGTTGAACAGGTCGGCAACCTTTAAAGACATGGCCGCGAAGCGTTCCAGCGGGTTCTCTGAGGTCAGCACCGGCGCGGGGGTGTTCTTACCCGTAAACCATGCTTCCGACTCTATCTCTGCCAATTCGCGAAGGCTTTCGAGGGTTTCACGGATGCGCTCCAAGTCAGGTGACAGGCATTTACAGCTTGGGTAATCATTAAAAATGCCGGTGAGGGAGACTTTAACGGCGGTTGCTTCGCTGAGTGCTTCGCTGAGTGCTTCCAATAGGGTGCGCTCGTTTTCGGTCTTCGGGCCGGTGCGTTTTAGTTCTTCGAGGTCTTCGTTATCTAGGAAGTTCATGTTTTCCCTTTCTTTGTGTTCTTTTACTGTTTTGGTTAGTGGATAAAGGTTTATGCCGCCGCCGCCACTAGTGTGCGCCGGGTGATTATCCTATACAATCCGCCGCCGTTTTCACGGTAAAGCCGGACGTTTTCCCTGAATTCCGCCCGCTCTTCTTTGTCTTTAATCCAGCCGCTTTGCTCATGGTTGCGTCTCCTTCTTTTAACCGTGCGCTCCGATGAAAGAAAACTTTTTAATTCCCGCCGCCGCGCAGATGTCCTTCAGTGCCCGCTCGTTTTCGCCGGTGCCGGACAAGCTCCACGGCAATTCTACGCCCGCCGCGCTGAGCGCGTCGGCCAGTGCCGCGCTTTTCCGGTCGTACCCCCAGCCGCCCGCGTACCCGCCGCCGGAAATGCATATACCGTTCGGGAAGCGTTTATTTGCGGGGAATTTAAGCCAGACGCAGCAATAAATACGCTTGGGGTATTTTCCCGCCCCGTAGAAACAGCAGTCAATAACAGCGGACATGCCGCCGGGGTTGTATTGGTTTGGCTTGGTTTCGGTCTTGGCAACGGCAAGGAGGCTTTCAAAAAAGTGATCCTCTTTGCGGTTCTGGCTAATTTTGGTTTCGACTGGCGTGTACTCGTTCGCGGCGGCGTTCGGGTAGTCGGTGATCCGTGCGAATTTAACTGTATTTGATTTTTTCATTTCTGTATTCTCCTTCTGTTTGGGTTTCGTTTCTTCCTACCCGCGCCCGAAAGAGCCGGGAAAGTATTCCAGCACCGTTTCGTTTTCTGGACAGCGGTCCCGCGCTGCCGCTTCCCTTGTCGGGAAAGTCCGCGCCCTGTCCGGGCTTCTTGTGTAGCTCGCCCGGCTGCCGGGCTTTGCAACGTAGCCGCCGCCTTGATCGTTGCGTTTTATAATGTATGCCATAATTTCCCCTTTCCTTTTCCTCACTCTGCGTTTCCGGGCTTGTGACCGTCAGCACCATGCTGGCCGCATTAAGGGCGGAACCTGTCCGCCGATCGGGTTATGCCTTCGCCTTCGCCTTTTCGTTACGCCGTACGTGTTTACTGAACATAGAGTCAGGGATTTCCACGATCCCAAACATGAAAGGAATACGCCTTTCATGATATGCTTTAGATGCCTCAACCTTTAAAACAGCGTCGGCTTCTGTTTGAGCTTCTAAAAAGAAGTGGGACATTACTTTCTCAGGGCGAATCCCGCAAACGATAGCTGCCTTGTCATCTAGTGAAATTACTGCCCACTTTTTCATCTTGTAGCCTTTCTCCGGCGCTCGTTTCCCGGCGCCGGGCGGGGGGGGGGGGTGGTTAAAATAAAAAAGAAAAACGCGTGAGCTTTTCTTGCTTGCAAAGCCAGTTTGTTCCGTCGACCTTTAAGCAAACTACCGGCGAAATGTTGCCAGTCAATTCTTTTGC